CACGGCTGGGTGTCCCTGCTCAGTACCTTCGACCGCGACGAAGCGGACACCCGCCTGCGCCAGCAGCGCGCCAAGAACCCGCTGGTCACCTACCGGATTGAAACCCAGCGCGTGCGCAGCAAGGCCATGCAGACCGTGGGGCTCAGCTGATGGCCCGCTACAACGCGGTTGACGCCGTGCTGCTGATCGTCCTCGCCGCCCGCATTCACAAGACCGACGCCGCCGTGCGCGCCGTCGCCCGCAACATCCTGCACCAGCTGCCCCAAGATGACCGCCCCGGCGTGCGCCGGATCATGCAGAGCAAGCACCCGTTGAAGGTTGCCGAACTGCTGCTCGACTGCTGGGCGGAGGTACACCAACACACCACCACCTGAGAAGGGAGCGACACCATGAAACGTACCATCCAACACCCCACCCATGAACAGGCCTGCGCCGTGCTGCGCTTTGCCACCAGCAACGGAGTGGCCTGGAAGCGCGCCTTAGACGAACACTGGCTGAGCAACTGTTCAGTGCACCGTATGAGTGACGCCGACGCCGCGCTGCTGCGCCAGGTGCGCAACCAGTGCGGCCCGACGTGGTTGAACGGCGTCACGTTGCCGGCGCTGGAGGCGCAGTGCACCAAGACGTTCCTCGGCCTCGCCGAAATTTTGGCGCGCACGGCCTATGGCCTGACCCTGGACGACTTGGGCATTGAGGAAGGCGGGGTGCTTGAGTCCATCCTGAATGGCGAGAGCGTGCTGGATCTGGTCAATGACCCGGCGCAGGATTCCGACCTTGGCCGCATCGACAAGTCCGACTACGGCGTGCCGTCGACCGCTGAGTTGAATCAGGAGGATCTGGCCGCCGCGCTGGAAGAACTCAACGCACTGACAGAGGTGCAGCCATGAAACGGATCATCACGATGACGCTGGAAGGCACCGACGACGACGCCCTCGACGACGCCCAGGCCGAGGCCTGGAAGCGGATCAAGGCGGGCAACCGCGAGGGTCAGGACCAGAACGAAGCCGGCGGGTTTAGCTTCACCGTTGATCACCCTGACGAACCCGACCCGGACGCGGCGCGCTACCGGACCTATGCGCAGGAGAACTTACAGCGCGACGGCGACCTGGAGTTCGATGACAACGCCGTGGTCTCGATGGGCTCGGACCCGGGCGCCTATGTACAGGCCTGGAAGTGGGTCGATCAGTGCGATCTGCCGGGGGAGGGCGACGAAGGGGAAGACTGATTTCTGGCTTTCTGCCATCGGGTTTGGGAACCCCGACTATCGTTAAATAACTAGGGCGCAAGTTGATCGGAGAATCGACGTGCATGTAGTCAGTAAAAAGCGGTGGCAGATCGAGACAGGCTGTGTCGATTTCACCGAAACCGTCATCCAATGCGCCGATTTCCCTGCTGTGCTGGCCGCGCTTTCCGGCTACCGCCTGCAGAACGGCGCACCCCCAGTGGACCCACGAATCTTGTTCGGGTTGTTTGACCCGAAGGTTCAACAGTGCCCGGTCGCTTTGTGGGCGACCGATGGGCTGGCAGATAGCGTCACGCTGCAAACGCTGCACTAGGAAATAATTAAACGGCTGAATGATCAGCCTCGGAGCCTGACATGTTCATGATGAATCCATTGGTTTGCGTGGAACCCCCAGTCATTTCCTCCCCAGCCCCTACCACTCGCGCAGCCACGGCGACCCCGTTGACGCTGCGCACTTTGCGGCGAACATTGCCGTGCGGGACGGAGATTCTGGCGGTTGCGGTGGCGGTCAAACACCGTGAACTGACGTACAGCATCGTCGCCCTGCCGGGGTTTGAAGGCGGCGGCAGGGACGCTGACGGCTGCATGATGCCGCGCAGTGTAAGCGCGGCCTACACCCCGAAAGTCTTCAACCCCGAGAGCCAGGTACAGGAGGCGGTGTGGCCACCCCTGCCGCCGACCATGCGCCTAGTCAACGGCCGTGAGTTCAGCGGCTGGCAATTCCCCGAAACCTCCCTGACCCGCCGCCTGGAACGCACCTATGCCGGCGTCGAGCCGCTGCTGCGCCAGCTGTGCAACCTGATCCAGGTCAGGCTGGTCAAGGGCTCACGCAAACAGCAGGTGTCCACCACCGTGCTGGTCGAGCGCATTAACGAACTGCTGGCCAACGCATGAGGGCTCGGCATGTTCTGGATTCTGCAAGCCAAAACGTACCTGGAAGCCTGGTGGTCGAAGCAATTCGCGCTGCGCGATAACTACTACCTGGTGACCCTGGAACAGCCCAACGGGGCACGCAGGCAGGTGCCGGTGATGGCCGCCGACTACGACGCGGCCTATATCTGGCTGGGCCAGCACTACCCGGCAGACGACGTTATCGACGTGCAGCTGCAGAAATGGGGATGAGCATCATGGGGTACCCGTCACGCAACCAGCTCGACCTGTTTCCGCAGCCCGGGAACTACGAGGAAGTCCACGGCGACCTCTACGATCGGCGCACCGGCAAGCGCCTGCGCACCGGGTACCGTGACGTGTTCTACCAGATCAACGACGGCCACCAACTGCGCGCCACGCTGCGCTTTCTGGAGGACGCCGTGGAAGGCCGGCGCTTCGTCTGCATCACCGACGAAGGCGGCGCGATCTGCAAGTGTTGCATCCGCTCGATGCTGCGCGACCTGCTCTACGGCATGCGCCACCCGCGCAGTTGTCTGTTGCGGGTGGTGTCCACCGAACCCCGGTACTCAGAACCGTTGCGCTGTGATTGCTGCGACGACGAAATCCCGCCGATCGGGGACAGGCCATGAATACCCAGCCATTAGCCGCGCAGATCCTCACCACCTGTCGAAAAGCTCGGGGGGAGGGGCAGTACCTGGACATCGACTTTATGCTGCCCTCGGTGCTGTATAACCGCGGCGCCGGCACCGAGTTCCACTTCCGGGAAGCGGGGGCACAGAACCTGTTCGATTACTACCGCCCGGTGGCTGAACAGACCGGCCTGCCTATGAAAGACGTGCTGTTGTGGGCCGCGCAGGAATGGGACCTGTCCGGCAACCGTCTCGATCTTGTGCTATAGCTTTTAGCCAGAAAAGAAACGCAGCACGTAGCGTAGTCGAATCTAATAGGTTTGCCTCGGCAATATCATTTTGTTGTCAAGGGCTTGAATTTAATTGAAAGACTAGGCAACGTACTGCCCACGGACTATCTGGCAACACAATAACTAGGGGGCCAAGAATGGCTTTAAATACAGGATCAGGGTTCAGCAATCTGACGCGAATGGAATCCCAAATACAGGCCGTGATAGCCACTTATGTAGCAGATCCCACCCCTAAAAATCAGCCCTACGTTTCCAAGAAAAAAGAAGCCAGGCGCCAGCGAGAGGAACAGGAACGGCAACTAGCTTTGCTACGTTCAACCCCGCTAGATCAGTTAGATTTTGTCCCACTAAATTCCGAACCTACTCAAGCCGCTACGGCCCAGTCCGAGTTAGCCGAGCTTGAGCAGCAGATGCGTATCGCGTTAGGGATTGACGTAGTCAAGCCTACCGAAGGCGTCAAGGCTAAACCCAAATTAGCCGCGAAACCGATAGCTCCAAAGCCCCAAGTTACCGCCAAGCCCCGCGTTGAATTGCACATCGTCAAGCGCACGGTCGAGGTGCTACTGCGCATCAAACGTCCTGACGGTTTGGAACTCCCGTTCTTCCACGAAGCCACCGAAGGCAGCCGGCTTGAAGCCGAGTTAGCCGCCGAGCGCCAGGCGCGTGACTACGGGTTCAAGGTCTTGGGCCATATACAAACCACCATCAAAGAACAGGCTCTGGATCACTGTTCTTAACCCACCAAATGTCTGCATGGGCTGCCATATTGGCGGCCCATTCTGTATGCGTATAAGGGATGTTCATGTCTAAATTATCAGAGTTTCGCGCAGCGGAAATAGAGCTGGGCAAACAACTTGCGGCCCTTGAAGCGCTGCGAAACGATTCAGCACTAAAGATGGAGATAGCATTTGAGTCGGCGCTAACAAAACTACTAGCTGACTTCGGCCTGACCCGTGACACGTTGCTAGACATCCTCGGTGCTAGCCCTGCCCAAGCCGCTAAGTCGTATGAGGTCCCAGGCAAGACACGTAAGACGTTGAAGCGTGAGATTCCCAAGACTTTTCTCAACCCGCACACCGGTGAAAAGATCACGGTGAAACGTCTCACCAACGGCAAATATCGGGGATGGGTTGAAAAGCACGGCGAAGTGATCGTGCAAAGTTGGCTGCAAGAATAAGTCCGGCGCTAATTCAAGACTAAGGAAGTTATGATGTTTGAGAAAATTGCCGAGTACACAGCGGCGGAATTAGCGCTGGCTAAACAAGTCACCGCTCTGGAAGAACTCAAGAACGACCCCGAGTTGAAGCGAGAGTTAGAATTCAACTCAGAGTTAGAGGCCCTGCTGCTCAAGCATTCGTTCAGCAAAACTAAGCTGCACAGTTTCCTTGGGGCGCAGCTAGGGGCCGTCCAGGCCGCTGAAACGAAGGCTCCCCGCGCAGCCAAAGAGAAAGACAAAGATAAAAAGTACGCCAAGCACACCAACAAACTTTGGTCCAACCCGCACACCGGGGAAACTGTGTTGTCCCGCCGTCGCGATCACAAGACGTTGTTGAAGTGGACCGAAGAACATGGTCTGGAAGCGGTGATGTCTTGGATGACGCCGACCAACTAACCTTTCTCTGAGAAATCACATGGAAGCGAATCAACACCTGGCGATCTGGACCGTGATCGCCAACCCGGCGGACTACCCCGGGCTGTTTGTAGCCCGCAAGTGGCTGATGGTCGAAGGCAGGGAGGTACCCACCAATGAAGTGGTGGTCGGCCTGACCTTGCAGGCTGTGCGCGAGCAGATCCCGATCGGCCTGCAGTGGATGCCCCGGTCTCCCGACGATGATCCGGTAATTGTGGAGACTTGGTTTTGAACAGCATCGACGATGTACTGGCCCGTGCCCGCGCCGCCCTGCAGAACTCACCCACCAACAGCTCCCCGTTCAAGGTGATGCCCGCGCCCGTTCCGGGACCTGTCCCACGCCCCGGTCAGCGGAACGCTCCGCGAATCCCCAAGGAACTGCGGGTCGACTCGCGGGCAGCGGACAAGTTCGTGGTGCGCATGCCGGACGATCTGCGCGCACGGATGGCGCGGTTTGCCAACCAGCACAGGCGCAGCTGCAACTCCGAATGCGTCGAAGCCATGTATTGGTGGCTGGATCGGCAAGAGCTGATGTGGCTGATGCTGCAAGGCATCGAACGCGAGTTGGCGCGGCAGGAAGTCCTGCGCCAGGGGGAGGAATTGAAGGCGCTGGACGACATCGCCCAGCGTCAACCCGAGACCGCCGCCCTCATCAAACAATTGAAGGCGATGATCAGCCTGGGCTAGTCGGTGGAAGCGCTGCGTTCCGCGACTTGCGCACGCAGCGCGTCGGCCTGATGGTCATTCAGGAAGCCGTGAAACAGCAGGAACTGAATGCAGGTCTGCGCCCGGCCCGTGTTCGAATTACTCTCCCAGGCGCCATTGGTGGCGTGGGCTTCCGGCCACGGCTTGACCTTCTTGGTTGGGGCAGGTGTTGGGGGGTTGCTCACGGCGTTCTCCATGCCCGCAACGGGCGTCGGCTGTAAAGAGGGAAGGGCACAAGCCCCTTCTTAGTGTGGCATCGAATCCAGAATATCTAAGCTCTCTACTACGCTCAGGGTATCCAAGACGCCCAAGTAGAGGTGCCCCGATGCAAATCCAAGAGCTGCGTGCGCTGTTGTTGAAAGGCGTGGTCCGCATAGTCTTTCTGAAAACCGATAACAGCGAGCGCACGTTGCTCGCGACCTTACACCCGTCCCGCATGCCGCCCCCACCCGTTGCCGCACCAGGCACAGGCGGCCGTCCGCTGCCCGAAGGCAACCTGCTGGTGTGGGACACCGAAGCCAAAGGCCTGCGCAGTTTTATCGTCGGTTGCCTGCTGGAAGAACCGGTACTCATTGAGGAACTTTGACATGAATGCAATGCAGATCCGCGAGCAGGAACGCCGGCTCGCGGCGCTTACTTTCGACCAGTCGCCGTGCCGGGCATTCAGAATCTTCCCGGACGACGGCGACGGGGATGAATGGATCGACCTCAAACCCGGCGAAGGCGGGGAAGCCTTCCTGACCTACTGGATGCGCACCGAAGCCACGCGCCGTTTGCAGCTGGTGGGCCTGACCGAACTGGAACCGGGCGTGTGGACCATGGCGTTGCATTTCAGCGGCGATCGCTGGGCGGCCTACACCCTGCGCGCCGTGGCCTGTAGCAGCTGGTCGGGAGTTTTGTTCCCGCTCGCGGATATGGTGAAGAATCTCCCCGAGGGGGTGGTGCTCGATCCCGAAGAGTTCGACTTTGCCCTGGAGCTGGAAACCGATTTGATCGGGCTCGCGCTGCCCGGGGAGAGCTGGACGGTGCTGGGGTTCCTCGCCAGCGACTACAACGAATACGAGATTGAAAGACTGGCCAAGCAACTGGAAGACCCGTATCAGCGCGCCGCTTACCTGCAGGAGCGAAGCCCGCTGACCGGGTTGCCACGGCCGGCATTGAAACTGGAACACCCCAACGCGGTACCGCTGGAACGCATTCAGTTCCTGCCGCCGCAACCCGGCATCGAGGTCGACCCCGACCCCGAAACCAGCAAGCGCCTGTTCAAGGAACACTGGATCTTGCGACTGTTAAACCTGCCTGAAAAGGATCACTGCCATGATGACTTCAAGTAACGTTTTAAGCCTCGCGGTCTTCCGCGCCAAACGCGGTTTGCCCGAGGTGTTCCCGGACACCCGCTCGCCGCTGGAAAAGATCCTCGCCTGCTACCTGCCCCCCATGAAGCACATGACCAAGGACGCCGCGCTGCGGATGCTCGCCAGTGGCTGCGCCACCTCGATCGTGCGCTGGGCCGAGGCGAACGGGGCGGCGGTGGATGACGCGGCGCGCTTCCAGTTCTACGCCGCCGGCAGCGCGGCGCGGCTGGTGCTACAGATCCGCGTCAGCCGCGTCGGTCAGCCCAAGGGGCCGTGGCAGGCGATGGAGTTCCACCTGGACGCCAACAGCAAGGAGCTGGTGCCGGAGGCGTATGTGCAGGGGGTGGCCGAGGTGTTCAAGCCCCTGCTCACCCTGCCGATGTCCGGGTTTTACCGTCTACGCTGATTGGTATGCGACGGAGGATCACCGTCGCGCATATCAATAGGAACCAGCGATGACCAAGAAGCGCACGCCGTTAACTGTATGGTCGAAGGACAACGCAGAATTCAAGATCATCAAACACGGGACGCTTGAGTTTGAGTCCGTGACCAGTGTGAGTCGGGTCCGTGGCGCGCTCAACAATCCGGCCACGGTCCTCTACGATTCGATCGCACTGCGCTACAACTTGTGCGAGCCCGGCGACCTGTTCCTGATGAACCTGCCGAACAGTCCAACCCTGTTCAACATGCGCAAACACTTCAAGGCCCGTGGAGTCCTGGAAACGGACTATCGCCTGTTCCGCCCACTGTGCGACGAGACGGGCCGGCGCTTCTCGGCTGACAAACGCCCGGTGGCTGTGCAACGTCTGACCACCGCCCGCATGAAGACCCTGCAACCCTTCCCGCGTGAAGCGGCGGCACTGGCAAAAGCGGCCGAAGAACGGGGCGCCACGGGGTTCCTTGCGCAAGATGAAAACCCAGTAAATCCGCGGCCTGCAGACGAGTTTCCGGCAGGAAATGGGAACGTGGTTAATACTTGAGTCTTGAGGGTAAGCGTGCGAGTGACCGGCCCAAGCGAAAGGACGGCACTCAAATTTTATCGCCCGGGAAACCGGGCGTTTTTTTCCCTCGACCTTCTGTGCTGGGCACATTGTCCTCCCGTTTTGGGGGGTTGACCGGGGCGCTTAATGAATCCGCATCATCTTCCTACGACCGGCGAAAAATTGACTGACGACGAACGCCTTTTGTTCATCCGTCACATCATCGAAAAGCACAACCTCTCCCATGTCGACCTGGCTCGCTTCACTGGGTATGCCCGTGACAGCGTGTCCGGTTGGCTCACGGAAAAGACCTCGCCACGCTATCGCGCCGTGCCTGTCAGGGCGTTCGACCGCCTGCTCGACCAATTGCAACTGGGCAAAGTCAAGGGCAGCAAGTAAGCGGGGGCGGGGCCATGTATCACTACTATCAGCGCTCGGAACATGACGCTTGGTTTCTGCTCTCCAGCCAGGGTGAAGAGAACCCGGTGGAGTTGGCCAAGGCGCAGGGCGCAAAGAAACTCACCATCCTCGCGCTGAACCAGATGGTCAACGATGGCACCGAGGCCGAGCTGCCGCGCAACCGCGACAAGATCGGCTACCGTGGCCCGCTGTACTTCGACATCGACTGCAAGGACGACCTCGGCCAAGCCATCACCAGCGGGCAAGAACTGGTCGGCAAGTTGTCCCGCATGGGCGTGCCGAAACACTGCATCGAAATCTTTCTCTCGGGCAGCAAGGGCCTTCACGTCCTGGTCAACGAAAGCCTGTTCGGTGCCCGCCGCTTCACCTTGCGCTTGCCAGAAATCTACAAGGAAATGGCCCGCGACCTGTTCGTGATCGGCCTTGACTACTCGGTGTACAGCAGCGGCCGGGGCAACAGTTTCCGCATCGTCAACCTGCAACGCCATGACGGCAAGTACCGGGTGCCGGTGAGCGCCGAGGAACTGGAACAGCTGACAGTGGACGGCTACCGCGAGCTGGTGAAGGCGCCCCGCGTGGTGGAAGTCGACGACCCGCAGGGGTTGGTGGTGCATGAACTCAAGGCCATGTTTGAAGAGGCCAAGAAGCGCGTCAACGCCAAGCCGAAGTTGGTGATCATCGCGTCATCCGCCGACATGGAAGCGATCCGCGAGCCGGTCCCGACCTGCATCCAGATGCTGTGCGACAGCGATTCGTTGAAGGCTGATGCGTCCTACAACCAGGCCGCGACCCAACTGGCCGCCTACATCGTGCGGGCCGGGGTGTCGCAGACGGTGAGCGAAAGCCTCGCCGCCCGGCTGGCCAGCAGCGCCAAGTCGAGCAAGTACAACACCGCCAAGTTGCGCCGCGATCACATCGAGGCGCAGATCCGCTACGTCGAACACACCTCGACGTTCAGCTTTGGCTGCAACGCGATCCGCGCCCTGCTCAGCAAGCGCCCGTGCGAAGGCTGCGCGATCGAGGCCGGAGCGAACAAGGGCGGCGATCAGGACGCTGGCCTGTGCGCCGTGGTGGAACCGGACGGGTATTACATCCGCCTCGGGGACGGCAAGCGGCGCATCAGCAACTTCACCCTGTCGCCGATCGACGTGTTCATTGACGTACCGCAGGACGGCACCGCCCCGCGCCGGGTCGGCACCCGCATGGCGGTGATGAAGGACGGCAACGAGCTGTCCAAGATCATTTTCAAAGAGGCGGCGTTTTCCGGCCGCTCGGCGTTTCTGAAAGAACTGGAAGGCCTCACTGACCTGACGTTTCAGGGGTCCGACTTGGAGATTCAGAAAATCAAACTCGCAATTTTCCGGGAGGCACAGGACGTGGGAGAAATTTTCCAGGTCTACACCGCCGGGGTTCACATGGACTTCGTCGACGACATCCCGCTGTTCACCTATGTCGAACCCGACATGTCGGTGAACACGGTCAAGGTGCGCGGCACCCACCAGTTCCTCGGCAACCTGGTCGCCCGCCCGTACTTTGCGCACACCACCATGCCCGAGCGAGCGGATCAAGACGTGGACAAGACCCTCGACAACCTGTTCAAGATCAACCAGAAACACGAAGTCGGTATGCTGATCGGCTGGAGCATCGCGGCGCATTTCAAGACGCACCTGATGTACCTCTACAGCCAGTTTCCGGTCCTTTGCCTGTGGGGCAGCGCCGGTTCCGGCAAGTCGAAGACCGCTGGCCTGATCACCTGGCTGAACGGCACCGACTACATGCTCAAAGACTCCGGGGTCAGCGCGCCATCGACCTCGCCCTACGGCATGCTGGACTACCTGTCGAGCACCACCACGGTTCCGCGGATCATCGAAGAATTCAACAAATCCAAGATGACCAGCCATGCCTACAAGGACGTGGGCGAGCGGATCAAGCAGGCCTGGAACGCCGAGTCGACCTTGAAAGGAAAGCTAGGCCGGGGCATGGGCCGCACCGGCGCCGAAGCGGTGGCCATCCCGCTGTCCTCGCCGCTGGTGGTGATTTCTGAACAAGAAATTGAAATCCCGGCGATCCAGGAACGCAGCATCCGTGTTCACCTGACCAAGCAGAAGCGTGGCAAGTGCCGCGAGCCGTTCTTTACAGCCAGCGAGGGACGCAACCACCTGCGCCGGCTGGGCAAGGCGATCATGGCCAAGGCACTGACCACCACCCCGGAAGAAATCGAGGCGCTGATGAACAAGGCGTCGGCCCTCTTGCCTCGGGACATGGACGATCGCCCACGCTACTCGCAGCAGGTGGTGCTGATCGGGCTTTGGCAATTGCAGGCGGTGTGCGAAGAACTGCACCTGTTCCAGTCGCTGAAAACCTTGGGGCCAATCATTGACACGGTGATCGGCCGCTTCGATGCCCCGGACCAAGGTTATGTGCAGAGCGAAATCGACCTGGTGCTGCAAAAGCTCGCGATCATCGTGGCCATTTCACGCAGCGTGCAGGAAGCGGGGCAGGGCTACGTGCATCTGGTTGAGGGCCTACACTACTCGGTAACCCCGGAATACTTGATCCTCGACCCGGTGCTGGGTCACGCCGCCTACACCCGCTATTGCACCGTCGAGGAACGTGCCTCACCCGTGATCAGCAGCGGGGCGCAGTTCACCAAGCTGATCAACGAAGAACCCTACTTCATCAAGTACGCGCCATACGCCGGGTTGGGCGGGGGCCGAGCGATGCTCTACCTGTCACTCAAAGAAATGCAGGGGAAGAACATCGACACCAGCCTGCTCGGCTGGGAGGGCGGTTATGAGCGCACCGACTTTAGCTGAATACTTCCAGCGCGCCGGCATCGAGCGGTACCCCTCGTTCGCGCCGTTCGTACAGCTCAAGCACACCCCGTTCCAGTCGCAGGTGGAAGGCCTGAGCCTGTGCGTGCATTACCAGTGGTTCGGCCTGCTCGATGAAACCGGTGCCGGCAAGTCGATCCCCGTGGTCGGCGCGGCCCTGCACTACATCGGCATGGGAAATAAGGTCATCGTGCTGACTCTGGCCACCCTGATCTACCAGTTCGCCGAGTCGGTGATCGAAGAGTTCCAAGGCATCGACAAGTACGTGCGTGTGCATGTGCTCGATGAAGCGCCGACCAAGCGCGCCAAACTGATGGGGCAGTGGGACAACGAAGGCTGGCCAGAAATGGTGGTCATGAGTTACGAGCTGTTCGCCCACCAGAAGCTGTGCAAGCTGTTCAAGGAAAAGGGCTACGACGTACTGATCACCGACGAAAGCCAGAAGTGGAAGTCGCCGGAAAGCACGCTGGCCAAGCGCATCGGCGAGTACGTCGGCGACCCGGCGAACCCGGACACCGCGTTCTTTCCCATGACCGGCACACCGATGCACACCTACATGACCGACTGCTACACCCTGCTGACCTTCATGAGTCCGGGGGCGTACCTGTCGTTTGATCACTTCTGCCGCCGGCACTGCCGCTACAAGCTGATCCGTTTGAAGGTGCCGAAAGTCACCAAAGGCGGCAAGCGCATCAGCCGGGTCAAGGAACTGGTGGGCTACCAGCGTCACGCCGAGCTGTCGGCCAACCTGTATGCCCACTGCCGGCGCGTGCTGAAAAGCCAGATCCCGGAGCTGCGCGACCTGAAAGAGCCGATCATCACCGAAGTGCCGGTCAGGCTGAGCCCGGCGCACCGCGAGGTGTACCGCACGCTGACGATCGAACGCTTCATCGACTTCGGCGACGGCACCATTCTGTCTGCCCTGCAGGAGCAGGAGCTGCGCCAGAAGGTGTTGCAGATCGTGACCTGCCCGGAACTGTTCCTGCCGGAAGGCAAAAAGGTCGACAACCAGGTGCTCGCCACCTGCCGCGATCTGGTCGACACGCACACCGCCGATTCCAAGGTGATCCTGTTCGTGAATTTCAAGCAGACCGTGGCGCGCTATGCCGAGTTCTTCGCTGACATGAACCCGGCGACCATGAACGGCGATCTATCCTCGACCCAGCGCAAGGCGATGACCGAGAAGTTTTTGCATGACCCAACCTGCCGCCTGCTGGTGGCCAACCCGCGATCGGCCGGGGCCGGCTTCAACTTCCAAGGGGTCAGCCACACCGTGATCTTTGCCGAACCGACCGGCTCACCGGGCGAGTTCAAGCAGGCCATGGACCGCGTGGTGCGGCCGGGCCAGCTGTGGCAGTGCAACATTTACGTGCTCAAGGCGCTGGAAACTCTGGCGCCGAACGCCATCCGTAACATGCTCAGGCGTGATCAGGACATCGGGCAAGTGACCCTCGATCCTCGCACCCTGCGGCACTTTTACAACGTCGCATAAGACGACGAACGAATTCCGGGGAACCGGAATAACAAGCGGCGGTACAGCCGCAATTTGAATGACAAGTTAGAAGACCAAGGGGAATCACAATGCCACTCATCAAAGATGGTAGTGCCGTCAGCAAGGACGCGGTGGAAACCGCAGAAGCGAGCGCCGCACAGAACTCCGAAACCTTGCAGGAAGAGGCCTCCGTGTTGGAGGAACCGGCTGTCCTGGACCCTGAACCGGCGGCTGATCCGGCGCCTCAATCCACCAGCACCAACGTCGTCACAAGCGCCGAAGGTCACCGCAGTAACGGCAGCCAAATGGCGGCCATGAAGGAAATGGAAGACGCTGGCTTCGGTGGCGGCCACATTGACTTCACCAGTTTCACGAACATTGTTTTGAAGGACGGGGAGTTCCAGTTGGTCGGCACCACCAAGTCGTTTTCCGCGACCGAAGGGTTTACCGGCACCATCCTGCAGGGTCGCGCCAAGTGGGCGATGCGTGTGGGCAATGATGACGAAGCCGATGTGACGTTCGCCTACTCCAAGGCGGAATTCAACGACGTGGAAACCGAGTGCGGGGCCAAGGTGGCCGAGTGGCGTGCCGAAGGCTTGAAACCTGAGCTGAAAGAGTACGCCGAGCTGTTTGTCATGGTCGACAAGATCAACGCCGGTGAATGCAAGGAGCTGGAAGGTGACGCCGTGGTTGTCCAGGTGTCGCCAATGTCGATCGGTCGCTGGGCGGGCTACAAGTTCAAGCAGCAAAGCCGCACCGGCCGCCTCCCTAACGGCTACAAAACCCTGTTCATCCGTGGCGAGAAAGTCACGGCTGCCAAGTTCCCGTTCTACCCATGGGATTTCAAGTTTGTTGAATTGAACGCCTAAGCCTCACGGCTAGCTGTGTTTGCTGGCGGGCGGTTGCCCGCCAGCACTCTCTCTTGTCGTCCGAGGAATGGGGTGCAACGTGAAACTGAATGGACTTGCTCTGCTCGATGTGCGCGGCTTGCTGCTGCATGCCTACCACCGGGGCACTGACCCCGATGCCAAACTCAGCCCCCTGACTGACAAGCCGGTGAACTCGGCCGGCTATGGTCTGCGTGGCTTCCTCGATACCTACATCATCCCCCTGCTGTCTGATTTCTCCCCCCTCAACATCATCGCGGTGTGGGATGGGGGTAACACCTACCGCGAAGGCCTGTTCGCCGACTACAAAGCCAAGCGTCACGCCGAGGAAAAAGACCCGGCGGTTGAGGCTCAGCTGAAAAAGATGTTCGACATGGCCAAGGCGCTGCTGGCCTATGCCGGCGCGTTCAACGTGCATGTCCAGGGCGTGGAAGCGGACGACGTGATCGGCGCCTTCTGCCGGCAGTTTCCCGACGTGCTCAAGCTGGTGCACACCGTGGACCGCGACCTGTCGCAGCTCAACGACGACAACACCACGGTGCTGGTCAAGAACATGCCGGCCGACGACTTCGAAGGCTACGCGACCCGCTGGGTGCGGCTCTACAAGTCCCTGGTGGGGGACAAGACCGACGAATACGGCGGTGTGCCCCAAGTCGGGCCGAAGGCGTTTGAATACCTGGTCAGCGAATACGGCTGGGACGGCATGGAACAGCTGGAAGCCTGCGTGGCCAGCAACGACTACGCCTTCCTGCTGCAAGCGGCCGAGGCCACCGGCTGCAAGGTGCTGCGCAAAATCTACGAGAGCCGCAGCACTTGGCGCCTGATGTACACCCTCGCCGGTCTGCACCCGGAACTGCTGTACGGAACGCAGGGCCGCATGATCATCCGCCCGGAGTGGTACGTGCGCTTACCCGATGCGACCAAGGTGAAGGACCTGCTGACCATGGCCGGCGACCCGAGCCTGTTCGAACACTTCGCCCCGCACATGCCGAGCATGACCCTGGTGACGCCAGAGAACTGGCCGCAGGTGCATGCCGCCTACGTCACGGGCTTGCAGGACACGCCGCTGGCCAGCTTCGACTATGAAACCTACGACAGCCTCGGCCATGACTGGACGCCGGCCCTGCCGGACACCGCCCGCGGCTACGTCGACGTGCTGTCGCAACGCCTGACCGGCGGGTCGTTCACCTACGGGTCGAATTTGCAGCACACGTTCTACCTGCCGGTGCTGCACAAGAACACGGCCAACCTGGATCAGGGCGAGCTGGTCAACGTGCTGCTCGACATTGAGGAAGCCGGCCTGGACTTCGTCGCGCACAACGCCCGGTTTGAAGAACAAGTGACCAAGCAGTGCCTGAATTTCCAGCTCGACGGCCCGGTCTGCACGCAGATGCTCGGCAGCTACGTCGACGAGAACCTGGAGCAGGGCTTGAAGGCACACGCCCGGCAATGGTTGAAGTACGACCAGGTCGAGTACAAGGACTTGCTGGCCCGGCACGGCGCCCGCGACATGCGCGACCTCACCGGCGAGCAGGTGACCCATTACGCCTGTGATGACAGCTTTGTCGCGGCGCGCTTGGCCACCCTGTTCTGGCTGATCCTCAAGCTGGAAAACCAGTGGAAGTTCGCCTACGAAGAGGATCGCTACACCGTCCACCCGTTCAACCGGAGCTTTGAAACCGGGGTGCGCCTCGGCTTCGACCGCCTGCAGGAGCTGGCCACCACTGACGCCGAGGCGGTCCAGACCAAGACCGCACGGTTGCACGGCCTGCTGGCCGAGCATTGCAGCCAGATCAGCATCGTCGGCGCCGAGTTCATGAAGAAAGCCGAGGCCGACAACCTGCTCAAGCTGTACATCCACGACAAGTTGAACCGTTCGCAGGCGCAGGCCAAGGTGGCCGAGGCCTACGAACGCTGGCGGCTGGGCTCGGTGTACACCCCTTACCGCGAGACCTTCACCCCGGCCGAGTTCATCGCCACGGAGAAGGGGTTCACCCGCGTGGCCGAGAAGGTCGGGCTGCCGATCGTGATGGAGAGCGTCAGCGGCAAGGCCATCACCGCCTGGCTGATGTCCAGCCAGCACCACCTGAAACAGCACGGCAGCACCGACCCGCGTGCGCGCCAGCTGGTGGAGCTGGTGCAGGAAGCCGCCGGGGAAATCCGCAAGCGCGAGGGCGCGGCGTTCGTGACCTTGAAGCGGTTCATCGAAACCGAGGTACTGCACCTGGACGGCGTGCGCGTGATCGAGGGCGACGAACTCAACCTCAACAGCCCGAAACAGATGCAGGAACTGCTGTATTGCAAGCTGCAATTGCCCGTGCGCCTGCGCACCTCCCCGCAGAAGGGCAGCCGCCGTGATGAGCTGGGCCTGGAAGGCAACCCCTCGACCAACGAAGACGCGATGCTCGCCGCGATGGCCGAGGACTGCCCGGAAGGCGATTGGCGCCGCGAGGTGTTGCAGCTGCTGATCGACACCAAAGAGTGCATGACCCGCCAGTCCCTGTATTACAACAAGTACCCGCACTGGCAGCACCCAAGCACCGGCGTGGTTCACCCTGGCACCCGCAACTGTGGGACGAAGACCCGCCGCCCGGCTGGCTCCAGCCTGAACATCCTCGCGGTGAGCAAAGGCCCGCTGCGCTCGGTCTTTCTGCCGCGCTACAAGGGGAATGTGGTCGTCTCCCTGGACTTTTCCGGGCAGGAACTGCGCCTGGCTGGCAGCGCGGCCCGCGACCCGGTGCTGATCGAGGCCTACACCGGTGGCGGCACTTACGTCGACGAAGACGGCATGACCCGCGCACTGTTCAAGGACATCCACAGCGTGACCGGCTGCACCTTCGCCGCCAACGTGCTGGAGCAGGCGATGGGGCCGGAAATCCTCAAGCGCCTGTCGTTCGATGCGTCCGGCTCGATGGACTATGAACAGTTCGTCAGCCTGCTCAAGGAAGGCGAGCACGTCTATGAACTGGTCGGTGACCTCGCGCTGCCGCTGGGCAAGGCGATCATCAAGATCCGCAAGATGGCCAAGACCGTGAACTTCCTGATCATCTACGGGGGCCAGGCGTTCAGCATGGGCATGAAACTCGGGGTTCCCGAGCGCTTTGCCCAGCGCATCATGGACGGTGTGTTCGCCGGCTACCCGCGCCTGGCACCGTGGCAGAAGGAAACCGTCGAGCTGGCCAAGCGGCAGGGGTTCATCACCACTGCCTTCGGCACGCGCAAGCACGTCGACCCCAACATCCTCAGCCGCGACGGCTCCCTGCGGTCGCGGGCTGAGCGCCAAACCGTCAACCATGAGATTCAGGGCTGCGCCGCCGACATCCTGAAAGTGGTGCTGACCGGCGCCCACCACACCCGCCTGTACGAAGAGACCCGCTCCCACCTAATCGCCCCGGTGTACGACGAACTCGTTAACTCGGTGCCGATCGACAACGTCTTCGAATTCGCCTCGCGTGCCCAGGACCTGATGAACCTGACGCCACCAGGGCACCCGATCCCGATGCTGGCCGAGGTGTCGATCGGGCGGAACTGGCACGACTCAGGGAACAACGAACTGGGCGATCGCCCGTCGCAGCGCAAGGTTGAAGCGCTGTTCGACAAATGGATGAAAGAGGGGTGGGCAGCATGATCCAGCTGAACAGTGATCAGCGTGGCGGCGTCGACCGCATGCTGGAGTTTGCCGAGAGCGAGGAACCATTCTTCCTGCTCGACGGCCGCGCCGGTACCGGCAAGTCCACCAGCGCGCAGACCTTCGCCCGCGAGACGGACCAAAGCGTGGTGTTCACCGCGCCGACCAACAAGGCGACCAAGGTGCTCAAGCAGATGTGCGAGACCGAGCTGCAGGGGCTGGTCCCGTGCCGCACGATCTACTCCCTGCTCGGGTTGCGCATGGACAACAGCGGGGAAGTGCGCAAGGTGCGCGCCGCTGACGCCTTCAATCAGGCCAGCAACTACCAGGTGGTGGTGGTCGATGAAGGCTCCATGGCGAACTCGGGCCTGATGTTTCACATCGAGCGCACCGCCAAGAACGAAGGCGTCAAGTTCCTGTTCATGGCCGATGTCACCCAGCTGCCGCCGGTGGGGGAGGAACGGTCAGAGGTGTTCAACATCGAGAACCGCTGGCAGTTGGACAAGGTCGAGCGGCACGACAACCAGATCCTGACCTTCGCCACACACATGCGCGACTGCATTTTGCATGGTGAGGTGTTGAAACTGTTCAGCGCCAATGATGAACGCGGCGGGGTCTACCTGCTCGACTACAAGCGTCTGCGGGCCAAGGCGGTCGACGCCTTCAACAGCGACAGCTACCGCGCCGATCCGGGCTCGATCAAGGTGATCGCGTGGCGTAACGACACCGTGGCCATGTACAACGGGCTGATCCGGGATTCCATGTACGGCGCCAAGCTGGCCGCCGAGGCACCCTTTCAACCGGGCGAACGGGTGGTGGTGTGCCAGCCAATCATGTCGGTGGACGGCAAAGAGACCCTGATGACCACGGACGAAGAGGGCACGGTGTTCTCGATCGACGTGCAGCTGCACCCGATGTACAGCGAGCTGACCTGTTACCGCGTGGAAGTCCGGCCGGAAATGGATGAACACATGCTGGTCACCTGCTGGGTCATCCACCCCAGCTCCGAACGGGCCTACAAGCGCCTGCTCAACGATCTGTCGGAGCGCGCCAAGACTGGGCAGTACGGCTGGCCAGCCTTCTGGAAAGCCAAGGAAGTGATTCATGACGTGCGCCCCAGCCACGCCATCACCGCCCACCGTGCGCAGGGCTCGACCTACGAATCCGTGTTCGTCGACTCGGCCGACATCCTGCTCAACCGCAACTACATCGAAAGCTTGCAGTGCCTGAACGTGGCCTGCACCCGCCCACGTCGCATTCTGGCGATCAGCAAATGAAGACACCTCAAGAGAAAGGCAAGGCGTTCGAAGAGGAATTTCGTCTGTATCTCAAGGAGGTGATGCAGAAACACCCGATGGCCAGCGCCCGGTTCTATGACACGCACTCGGCCGGCGCCTTCCTGCCGGACCAGCCGGGCGACACCATCGCGTGCTTTCGCGGGATCTGCCACCTGTTCGAACTCAAGAGCAGCGAGGTGCATGCCAGCCTGAGCGCCGGCCTGTCCAAGCTGCTGGCCAACCACCAGGCCACCCACCTGAAAATTTGGGCGCGAGCCGGCGCCAGCACCCACGTTCTGTTCTGGCAGCAGAGCACCGGGGTGATCGAGCTGTGGGATGGCGAGTGCGTGGCCGTGGTTCGTCACGCCCCACACATGCGCCTCAAGCCAGAGGGCGTGTGCGAAACCTACCCCGACTTCGAGGCCTTCAAGGCCGCCTTTACTGCCGCCCTATTGCACAACCCGCGGTACACCGCGAAGAAGGTTTTCAGATGACCGACATCCTTGTCTTCACCGACCCACACCTCGGCAAGAGCCTGGTTTCCCACACCACCCTGGACAGCCGGCGCCGCCTGCGGGACGGGATCTACCAGCACAACAGCGGGCTGCTCGATCGCTTCCCGCACGCGGTCAAGGCCTGCCTCGGCGATCTGTTCGACCGCTTCACCAACCCGGAAGACGTGATCTGGCAAGGTATGAGCCTGGCCGACAGGGTGGATTACATCATGGCCGGCAACCATGACCTGGTGAACGATCGGGGCCGCCTCGGCACCCTGCAACTGATGGACAAAGCCCGGCCGGGGGTGATCCAGCTCACGCCGTTTGGCGAGGCCCGGGGCTACCTGCACGACGTGCGCCCCGGGGTGTCCTTCCTGTTCATCCCACACCACAGCACCGACGACCTGTTCCATGAATCGCTGGCCGCCGCCGAGAACTGGGTGCGCGGCAAGGCGGCCGGGACCAAGGCCTATCTGTGCGTGCACTGCAACTACGACTCCGGCTTTGCCACTGACGACACCGCGCTGTCGCTGACCCGCAAGCAGGGTAAGCAGCTGCTCGATGCCGGCTTCGATTACATCCTGATCGGCCACGACCACCACCCCCGCGAGGACTTTGACGGCCGCGTGGTGATCTTGGGCAACACCCACCCCACGGGGTTTGGCGACATCACCGACAAGCGCGTGATGCTGATCCGCCCGGATGGCAAGCACGAATTCCACACCGTGTGGCACCGCAATAGCGGCTACCTACACCTGGACGTGAACGACCTGATCGCCCCGGACTTCGACTTTGACGAAGACAGGGGCGTGCAATTCATCGAAATCAGCGGCGCGTTGCAGGCCAGCCAGGTGATGGATCTGGCCCGTGCGGTGCGCAAGATTTGGCAGAGCTGGGCACCCCTGGCCGTGCGCAACACCGCCGAGGTGATCAAGCCCGGTACCGGCGAGACGCTGGCCGACCACGACATCCACCAACTGGACATGCAGATCCGCGCCGAGCTGATCCGGCGCCCGGAGCTGGTCGAACTGTTTGACTCCTTTTGGGCCGAGACTGCGCCCGCCCTGCAGGAAGAGGAAGCGTGATGAGACTGGAAATCGAGCTGCTCAAGACCGAAGCAGAGCGCGTTGAGGCGCCACCGGGTCGGATCGTCCTGTTGAACGGCGTGCGATACATGGTCTATGGCGTGGCGCACGGAGCCGGGACAAGTCGCCAAGGCGAGATAGTCGTCTATGCCGATATGGACACAGGCCGAATGTTCTACCGGACCCTCGCAAACTTCGCCGACCAGATGGCGTGGAACGTGGTTAAACAAGAAGGGGAAGCGTGATGAAAATCGACATCATCAAAGGCCCAGCGGGCTCCGGCAAATCCACCAAGCTGCGGCAGATCGAGCAGGACTACAAGGACGCCGGCAAGGAAGTGCTCAGCATCCACTCGCAATTCAGCCTGAGTTACCTGCGCCGGCGGATCATCCTCGCTGCCCTGCAGGGCTACGTGGCGATCGTGCTCGATGACTGTTCCCAGGAGAAGTTGAGAAAGCTGCTGCGTGCGCAGAAGCAAATCGAGGAACGCATGGATGTCGACATCGTGCTGCACGTTGTGGAGGCTGCGTAATGTTAGAGCGCCTGGAACTCAACAACTTCAAGAAGCATGAGCACCTGGTGCTGGACTTCACCGCTGGGTTGAATGGGGTGACAGGCCCGAACTACCGGGGCAAAACCACCGTGCTCTACGGGATTCTCTACTGCCTGGGCGGCGCCCGGCTGGTGCCAGGCTCGCGCCTGCAAACCCGGGGCACCAACGCCGGGTTCAAACAATCGCTGTGGCTGAGCTTCGGCAACATCGGCCGGTACCGGATCGAGCGCACCAAGACCGGTGCCACCCTGACCGAGCTGTGTACAGACGGCACCGAGCAACCGGTGGCCACCGGCACCACGCCCGTGAATCAGGCGATCGCCCGCCTGCTGGGCATGCCGCTCAAGCGCTTCGCGCAGATCAAGTACGCCAAACAGCGCAAGGCCAGCGCCCTGTTGGAAGTGGGCAGCACCGAGTTGTTCAAGATCATCACCGAGCTGACCGGACTGGAGCGGGTCACCCTGGTGCTGGAGAAGGTCAGCGGCCAGCTCAAGGCGTGGAAGCTGCTGCAGGATGAATCACCCCTGACCGACATTGATGCGCAACAGGTGCAGGTGATGAACTGGCTGGGTGAAGAAATCCAGTTGAGCGGCGACCTGTTGCAGCTGAACAACGAGCTGACCGAGGCCACCCATCAGCGGGGCATCAGCGAAGACCACGAACGCCGGCTGTCACAGGCGCAGACCGCCGTGTTTGGCGCAGTCACCACGCTGCGCCAGGCCGAACGCGAGGCCACGGCCAGCACGGCGGCGCTGGAGGAAGCGCAGCAGCAGCTCGCCCAGTTCCGAGGTCACCCCCTGACCACCGAAGGCCTGTTCGACCTGGAACTACAGCTCAAGGATCTGCGCGAGCTGGCGATGTCCACCAAGCAGGCGCGCAACCAGGTCAAGCAGGTGCAGCTGGATCTGGAATCCGCCCAGCAGGAATTGCAGGCGGCGGTCAGGAAGGCCGCGCCGCTGCGTGACGACCTCAAGGCACTGCGCCGCGAGGGGGGAGTGGATCTGGAAGCCCTGCGCGAAGCCGCCGCACAGGCCGAGGCCAACAAACAAGCCGCCGGGGACCGGCTGGAAGCGCTGATCGAGGCCGGCAAGAACGGGGTGTGCGTGGGGTGCAAGCGGCCGTTTGACGCCTTCAACCCCCACGACCACGCCGAGCAGGTGCGCGAGCACCAAGAGACCTGGCGCCAGAAACTGGGGGCGGCCCAGCTGGTCAGAGACGCCTTGCAGGCCGAGACGAACTACCGCCAGAACTTGGCCCAGGCCGAGGACGCTTTGCGCCAGGCCGAGAACGCGGTGCACCTGCACCAGGTGACGTGCAACCGGCTGAGCGACCAGCTCGATCAGGCCACCCGCGACTCCCTGACCCTGCCGCCGACTGAATCCCTGGCCCCGCAGATCGAGGCGCTGGAAGCGCAGATCAGCACCGGTCGGCAGGATGCGCACCGCCAAGCCAACTTGCGTCAGGCGCTGGCCGTGGCCGAGGGCAACGCCACGCAGCGCAACCAGTGGCTAACCAACGCCAAGAACGATTTGCACCAGACCGAAATCCAGCACCAGGTGGTCGGGGTCGACCTGCCTACGGCGCTGCGCACGCACCGCGAGAAGGTCGAGCAGTTCGACAGCCAGATCCGCCGCCTGCAGGAGCAGATCGGCGTGCTCTCCAACCTCCGGCACGGCCTGCACGAACAACGGATCGCGCTGGAACGCACGCTGGCCACCGTGGTCGAGCGCAACCGCCAGCACGAACAGGCGGCACAGAAGGTCGGCCTGCTCACCGAACTGCTGGGGCACATCCGCAGCAACCGCGATCGCTACAGCAAGCAGGTGTGGGACGTGTTCATGGCCAGCGCCTCGATGTTCGCCAGCAACGCCACCGGCGGGGTGATCGAGTCGATCAGCCGCGGCGAAGACGGTGCCTTCACCTTCGTCGAGGACGGTTTCGAAATGGAGCAGGCCGAAGCCTCGGGCGCCCAGCTGGCGATCATCGGCACCGCCGTGCAACTGGCGCTCGATGCCGCCGCGCTGTCGCCACTGAACCTGGTGCTGATGGACGAACCCACCGCCGACATGGACCCGGAACGCGCTCTGGCGTTCAGCACCTTGCTCGCCGGCAGCGGCAAACAGGTGGTGATGGTGACGCACCGCGAAATGGACGGGGCTGTATTCGACAACACGCTGGAGATTTGACCATGGCCGATGCCGCTGATTCTGCTGGGGACGAACAGGAATTGATCGAGGACCTGCTGCTGCGCCAGCACCGGGCAGCCGCCGCCCAGCACCAGAAGGTGATGGCGACGTGTACCGGGGAGTGCCTGAACTGTGAGGCGCCCCTTGAACAGGGGCGGTATTGCGATGAAGACTGCCGCCTGGACCACGAACGCCGCGTTACGTCGCACCTACGGCGGTGAAGTAGCCCGGCTGTACAAAGTCCTCGGCGGTCAGGCCGAGGGTTTTCTTGCGCTTGTTCCAGTAGGCCCAGCCGAAGGTGCGCACCGCCGCGTACACCGCGTAGCGGGTGGCTCGATCAATCCCCCGGGCCTCCATGGCCTCCAGAAAGATCAGGTCAGACTCGGCCCGGCTGTAGCGCTGCGAGCAGTACAGCCAGTCATGAAACACCGTTGGCGTGCGCAACAACCCATTGACGTTGATCGCCCCCCGCAACAGGCGCGGGATCGACCCCATGTCGGTGATAAAGCCCCTGGGCGCAATGATCTTGTCGCCGTTGCTCCGCAGACCAATCAACGGGTCGATGACCGCCCATTCATCCGGCACGGGGATGCCCCCCGGGCTGTATTCCTGCAGGTTCAGCAGGCTGATGAACTGGAAGGCGCTCATGATTTGTCGACCTTGTCGTCCAGCGCCTTGGCGATCGCGTCCTCGATCACGTCGGTCGGCTTGCGCTCATCGCGAAAGATCAGGATCAGCGCGATGACCAGCGCGGCCCCCGCCGCCGCCTGTTCCACCGGCACCCCGAGGTAGGCCGACAGCGAGCCCAGGCCCAAGGCCAGCCCCTGCCAGGTCGACGGCTGCTGCAAGTAGCGCAGCAACAGGTTCAGCAAAGCTTGTCGTGTTTCAGGACTGCCCATACCCACCCCCCGGCCGGGAAGTCCCGGCCTTTCCCGACTTTAGGATCATTTCGATCACCGCCTGCTGCACCTGCAAGGCGCGGATCTTGTCGTTGAGCTTTTCCAGCTCACTCTGCAGCTGCTCCCGCGACGTGTAGTCCTTGGTCAGGGAGGCGATCGCCAGCTTGGCTTGCGCCTGTTCGTTCTCGATCGCTTCCAGCTTCTGGTTGGTGGTCGCCATGTGTAGTGCGAGCGTGGGCGCCTGCTTGACCAGGTCCTGAATGCTGCTCAGGAACCCGACCAAAATGGCGACACACAGAGCACTGCACACGGCCGTGACAACCCGGGCCAGTCGCGAATACCCAGCCCGACGTTCTTCGATTGTCATAGGCACTCCCCTTGGTCACATCAGTACAATCATTCGTGGTTGTTGAGTCACGGCCACGGCGTTACTGAACGCCACTTCGACCACCATCTGGCTGATCTGGCCGGCGATCGGGGCGCTGATCGCCACTTCGGTGACCAGTTGCGATACGGCGCCTGCCGCGAGTGTGGCGTGTACTACTTCAACCACTGCTTGCGACACGGTGGCTTGCGCTACGGTGGCGTGTGCCACCTCCACCGCGGCTTGCGATGTTTGGATCACGGTCGTGGTGCTGACACTTGGGAGCGGCGCCGTATCGCCGTTGGTGGCAACGCTGAACAGGTCGAGATCTCGGGTGCCGGTAGAGTCCTGGTTATGTACTCCGACCCAACCAGCCGCTGAGATGGAGGACTCGGTGAGCGTCACCGTCCAAGCGCTCGGCTCACTATCACCGTCGACCCACAGCTTGGCCGACAGAGTGGTGCCGTTGACCCGGAAGCGCACGTAATACCAAGCGTTGGCAGTCGGGGCAAAGCTGACCGTCGAGGTCAGATTGGTTAGGGCTCCGGCTACATACTTCTGAAACTGATAGGTTTGAGAGGGGCCATTGAAGGCGAAGTAGTACCCGGTCTCTGCACCAGCCGCGCCCGAACCCCTGACGAGTAAGCGCAGAATTTCAGACGAGGAACTGCTGACCCTGACCCGCGCCAGAATCTCGGTGTTAGCGCGGTTGGCGTCCGCGTCGATGGCGTCCCAAGTGAGCAGGTGGTGGGCACTGGCAGTGCCGGTGTATTCCAGGCACTGGCCACCTTGCGCACTGGCCTTGCTGCGCACCGCCCAGGTGGTGTTGGCAGTGACCCAGCGCGCTGTCCAGTCGGACGGTTGCGCGCCGACCGTGTAGCTGTCAAAGCCGGTCGAGTATTGGGTCATGTCAGAGGTCTGCCGAGATTCTTACGCCAAACTCGGCGGCGTTGAAGTTTGTTTGCGACCAGTCTGCTGAGGTGTTGGGGTCCTGTTCATACATTTTTGTCACGTACTTCGGCGTGGTCGACAGGGGTTGTGAGGCGGCGAAGACCTCCGTTGCCCCGGATTTGATGAACACGTCGACCCCGCGGAAGCCCGCGTCCACTTTGTAGCAGTAGGCGCTGAGTTGAACGGCCTTAATCGAGCCGGTTTCCGAGGCGTCCTGAAACCCATAGGAGTCCTTCGTCAGGGCGGTGCTGGAACTGACGTAGTCCGTGATGTTCGGCGCGGTCTCATCCACCAAGGTGTAGTGGGTGCTGCCCGTGCTACAGGTCATCGCGGTGTAGGTACCGTCCGCGTTGGGGTAGTAAGGTTTTACTTTGATGTCGCCGAGGAACCCCCCCGTCTCGGCGCTGCCCGAACTGCTCGTGCGGACATACAGGTCGTCGTAATATTTAGCCGTTGTTTGGGAGGAACTGCCCCCCGCAAACGCGATAACGGTGGCGTAGTTCCATGTCTGGGCCTTGGTGTTGATCCCCGTGAGGTTGATTTCAACTACGCCATTAATCCGAACTTCAAGTTGCCCGACAGTGCCGTCAATAAACACCCGCATTTCCACGTAGTACCAAGTGGTAGGGGACAGCGTGGTAGTGCTGGCGCCCAGGTCAGTGGCACTGCTAAAGCCTGCACCGTTGATGCTGCCTCGGACAGCGTGCAGTTTCCCGTCAGAGAGGACCGCCAGCCCAACTTGCCCGGCTAAGGCAAAGTTAAGCCCTTCGCCAAGCCCCATAACAGCCTCCCCGGTGCTTGTACTTACCGTGCTCCCCGGGGGGATGATATTCAGGTACAGCCCGAAACCGATGCAGTAGTTACTGGCCTGGCCGATGCTTTTAAACACACCCGACTGAGCGATGCTTGTGATTTTTAAGGCCTTCCCCGAGTTCCTGAAAACGGTCGAATCAATGGTTTGGCCACCGCTCGCAGTGGAGGATGACCACTTGGCCCCAATGTCCGCCGTCGCGTAATGGTCAAAGCCATCCAAAAATTGCGTTACCCAGGCCATATCAGCGCACCCCTGCAATGGAAAATGAAAAGTCCGCGAGCGTGGCGTCTGCCGTGCCCGGTGCCTTGAATTGCAACGCATCGCCTACGGCCAGGCTAAACGCCGAGGCGGCAATAAAGGACGGCGCCGCACCGGCTGCGGCAAAGCGCACGGTACCCACGGCCGTGACGGCGTGGCCGCTGGCGGCGATCTTGTTGACGGTGATGTCGGTCTGCGCGGTGGCCGCGATCAGGGCGATACCGCTGGAGCCGGCCATGGCGGCGGCGAAGCTGATGGCGAACGGGGCGACGAACATACCCAGCACCTGGTTGGCTGCCGGCACGCCGTTCCAGGCCACGCCGATCACCGCCGGTTCGTCATAAAACTCCAGGGCGTTGGCCGCAGCGTTGACCCGCAGCTTCTTGAGCGCCTGCCCGGAGAAGCTGGCCGGCGCGTCTGACAGTCCGACAAACGCCGTGGCGCCCGTCGTGTCGGTGACGAACTCCAGCGCGGTCCCTGCCGAGTTGACCCGAACTTTCTTGAGCGAGGCACCCGAGTAGCTGGCAGGGGCGTCGGACAGGCCAGTGAAAGCCGTGGCGCCGGCGGTGTCAGTGACAAACTCTAAGCCAGTACCGGCCGAGTTGACCTTGACCTTCTTGTTCGCCGCGCCGGTGTAGTTGGCAGGCGCATCAGACAGGCCAGTGAAGGCGGTGATGCCCGCCGGCACGGTGACGAACTCCAGCCCCGAAGCGTCCGACTTGACCTTGACCGTCTTGCTGCCTTGCCCGGTGTAACTGGTGGGCGCGTCCGTGAGCCCGATGAAACTGGTAGGGGTGGCGCCTGCCGAGAACTCGATGCCGCTCTCATCACCCTTGACGGTCACCACCTTGAAGGCGGAACCGGCGTAGGAGTCAGGAGTATCAGTCAGGCCGAGCAGGGTGGTGGTGTCCAGCGAAGCGAATTCCAGCGCGGTCATCGCGGCGTTGACCCGAACGAATTTCAGCGCGCTGGCGGTGTAGTTTACCGGGGTGTCGGGCAGCTCCAGGAAGTTCGCCGGGCCGGTGCCGGCCGCGAATTCGACCCCTGTGCCGGCAGCGTTGACCCGCACGACCTTGAGTGCCTGACCGGAGTAGCTGTCAGGGGTGTCGGTCAGGCCGAGCAGTGTCGACGGCGAGGCGGCAGCGCTGAACTCCAACCCGGTTTCATCCGCTTTGACCGACACCAGGCGGAAGGCCTGGCCCGCGAAAGTGTCCGGGGTGTCGGTCAGTGCGAGGTAGTTGGCCACCGGGCTGCCGAACTCCAGCCCGGTCTCTGCCAAGTTGACCACCGGCACCTTGCCCGCCTGCCCGGTGTAGCTCGCCGGGGCGTCGGTAAGCCCCGTAAACACTGTGGGAGCGGCAGCGGCGCTGAACTCCAGCCCGGTTTCCCCGGCATTGACCTTGACCACCTTGTTGGCCTGCCCGGCGTAGCTCGCCGGCACATCGCTCAAACCGGTGAAGGCCGAGGCACCCCCACCCCCGCCAGTGCCCGAGGCGATCGACACCACGTTGACGCCATCACAAAACAGCGCACCGTTGGTGCCGGCAGTCAACGCCACGCCGGTACCGGATGGGGTCTTGACCGTCACCGAGAAGGCACCGGCTGTGTCGTTGTCGATGAAATAGACCTTGGCCTTCGCCGGCACGATCAGATTGCGTGCGGCGGTCGGCGTGCCGGTCAGGCGGATCACCCCCTGTTCCATGGCTTCCGCTGCGGTCAAGGTCACGTCGGCGGTGGTGATGGCCTTGCTCAACAGGGCGCTAAATGCCTTTTCCGTGGCCTCAATGCGCTTGTCCGGGCTAGCGTAGGTCAGGCCTGAGTAGCTGCTGCTCAGCAGATCGAGCAGATCCTGGTAGCCCGGGGCGTAGGTGGCCAGCTTGGTGATGGTGCCGAACGCGGTACCAGACCACACCACCGAGTACAACGCGGCGGCGCTGGAGCTGTCGCGGTACGGGATGCCGTCGATGCCCATGCGGATGTAGTAGGTGCCGGCCGCCGCGCCGCTGAACGGAATCACCGTGGTGGTCGGCTTGTAGGCCATTTGCGCAGCGCTCGCGCTCCAAAAGAACCCCGGTTGCAAGGTCAGGTTGGTGCCGGAAGTGCTACTGGCGAACGAAGTCTCGCCGACCAGCGCCACCGCGATCGGGCCGAACATGGCCTTGCCGATGTTGAACAGGTTGGTCGGACTGGCCGCTGCGCTCTGCAGGGTGTCGACCGTGCCCGACATCGTGTTGATCGTGTTTTCCAACGTGTCATAGTTGGCGTTGTGCTTGGCGATGTAGGCCGTTTCACCCGTGGTCGCAAGGCGCTGCAATGTAATAGTCATGCTTACCTCAGTTCGATCAGGACGCCGCCACGGAAAATCCCTGTCGCGCCGTAAGGCACAACGCCGTAGCCGCCGAAGGTGGCGAGTTCGTCATAGGTCAGGGCGCGGGCGACCAGGCCGACTTCGACGGTGGTGCCGAGGTCGTAGGCGATCGGGCCAAAGCTGGGATCGGGAATGTGCACCGGGGTGCGGGTGTACGAACCGGGGCGGCGCTTGGACAGCCCGGTGACTTCCCAACGCCCTGTTTCCGAACGGCGCAAGCGCACAGCGGTGCCGGCATCGGCGTAGATCAGATCGCGGCTGTTGGCCGCGATCGGCACGTTGCGCAGTGGCGCGACCACTTCGTCACCGGTGTTGCTGTCCATCGACTTGAGGCCCACGTCGACATCGCAGCCGTAGGTCAGAGACAGGCCGTCAGTCACCAGCAGGGTCGGGCGGGTCAGGATGGTGCCGTCAATCTCTCTGATCGACTGGTCAATTTCGCCGCGGATGAGGTAGGTCAGTAAGCCACTCATTAGACGCGGAACCCCTGTACCGAGAGCATGGCCGATGACCCACGGGTCAGGTCGCGGGTAAACGTCAGCACGTACAGGCGCGAACCGTCCGGCAATTGCAGGATGTCGCCGCGCTCCAGGGCAGGGTGGTCGATGATGTCGACGTTCCAGGTGATCGCGGACAGGGAGCGATACAGCAACTCACGCACCGCGATCTGCTGGGCGTGGCCTTCGTTCATCACGAAGTCCGAGTCCATGGTTTCTTCCAGGCGCATCCATTCCGGGGTGCTGTCGTTGTAGGCTTCGGTGGTGTTGGTTTCGTGGACGTAGTCGTAGGGCTCGCCCCAAATCTCATAGACCCCGGTACCGAGGGACATGATGATCAGGAAGAACGCCACCTGCCCGGCCATTTCATACGGGCGGCCTTGTGGGATGGTGATCCCGGTGCCGGTGATACCCACCTGCACCAGGTCGGGAACCGTCGAGGCATACAGCATGGCCGCCATCGCGGCGGTGGCTAAGGTGGGCACCCACACCTTGGTGGTGACGGTGATTTCGCCGCTGAATTCGCTTTTCTGTTCGTAGTCTTCATCGCCGACCGGCAGCAGGCCGTCGTTGACCGAGGTGACAACCTTCATCCAGGTGTTGTCCGCACGCTGCCGGCGATCGTCTGACCAGTACAGCTCGCGTTCCTGCTTGAGCTTGAAGAACCCGGCGGTGATCGACTCGCGGGCCATCACCTGCGCCTGCTGCAAACTCTTGCTCAGGTTCGGGTCGAGCCACTTGAGAATCACGGCGGTGACGGAGGTTTTGTTGCGCGAGCCGGAAATTTTCAGCAGCTGGAACGGCTCCAGCACCAGGTCTGCGGTGCGCCCAGTGTCGCGAGAGATAGGCTTGAAGCGACCCAAGGCGTCGACCCATGGCTCAAGCCCTGCGACCTGCAGAATCTCCGTCAGCATGTCCCACGCCGGCAAGTCCGCCAGTTGGGTGTCGCCATGCACGGTGCTGACACCCAGCACCAGCGAGCCGCGAATCTCCGAGGTGGTCAAGCCAATGGCGGTGAGGACATCCCGCGCCAACACCCCCAGTTCGCTGCCGGCCGGGTAGACATTGCCAACCCACTTGGTCTGTCGCCACAGGCTGTTGCTGTCGCGGCTGCGCACCGTCAGGGACATGCCCCGCTCGCCGCGGCTTTCGCGCCAGTCCGCCAGGTCCTCGATCTGCCCGTTGAACAGTGGCAGGCCGTCGAGGCGGACCTGGATCAAGTCGCCGATCTTGGGCTGAGCCACGCCGTACAGTTCCTGATAGAACGTCAGGCCCACACTCAAGCCCGCCTCGGATTGGCTGATGCTGTCGGCGTAGGGGCTCAGGTCTTGGTACATGGTGGCGGTACCCGCCACCAGTTGTGCCCAGGTGGTGGTGCTCGCCTTGTAATGCACCAGCTGGACGTTGCGCAGAACGTCCTCGCTCGGGTAGCGCAGGTACGGGTATTCCGTAAGCATTAGGGCACCGAAGTTTCACTAACGATGGAATTTGAGCCAGCAAGTTCGCCGGTCAGTTGGACAATCACGGTTCCGTTGTTCTCACTAGCTTTCCTGCTAGGGCTCACGGTTGCCGCTGAATCATTCCCTACAGTGTAGGTCAGCTCTTGACCTACGATCCCTTCACCCGCGCCGCCGTACACACGATTGAACACCGGCACGGTCTTGCCCTTCTGCGGGTAGCGCAGGGGGATCGGCGGGGTCATGCCGACCGGCAACGGCACCGGGTAATAGCCTTTGACGTTGGTGGTGCAGATGCAGTCGGGCAGGGTGTCGGGCGAGTTGTAGCAGAACAGCACCCGACGCATGAACGGGTCCCAGGTGAACGCCGTGTTGGCCCAGGTGAAGCCACCACTGACCAGCCCGGTGTGCAGCACGCCCAGCACTTCGCCGGTTTCGTAGTTGAAGGCGGTGAGGTTGCCATCGGTTTCCACCGCGTAGGCCATTGGCGGTTCGGCGATGAACAGGAACTCGATCACACCCGCCACGTTGATGGTGCGCAGCCAGTCGCCGGTGGACAGTTGGCAGACCGACAGCTGCGAGGCCGTGTTCCCGTGCAGGCGGGTGATCACCAGGTCACGGGCTGGGTCAACAGCAAAGGTGCTGGTCCCCGGGAACGCGCCGCTGCTGCCAATGTTGGCGCCGTAGTCGGTGAACAGTACCGGCTGTAGCGTGGTCCGCCAGGTCACCGGGTCAACCTTCAACAGCCCGTAATCGTAGAGGCTGGTGGCCCAGATCGAACCGTCCGGTGCGGAAAACATGAAGGCGATGGTGAAGGACGTGATGTTCTGGCGCATGCCCTTGTACGCCCCCGACCGCCCATCCCACACCAGAGTCTGCACGCTCCAGCTCGGCCACAAGTCTTGGCGCATCACCGCCAGCAGGTGAATCTCAAACTCGCCGGGGTAGTTCGGATCTTTGACCGTGAACAGCCCCCGGAAGAAGTCGATGTACATGGTGCAGGTGAACAACGTCTCTACCGGGCTTGTGTAGAAGTAGCTGATGCCGTCCGGGAGGATCAGACCGGCGCGTGGAATGGCCCGTGTGGTTAGCGGGTAGACGGCCACGTCAGACTCAAAAACCTGTTTGATGGGCATCAGAGCAGCACCCCTGCGGTGAGGTCGAAGTGAAGGCCGGTGCTGCCGATCGGCAGGGCTACGCGGGTCAGGGCGTAGCCATTGGCGTCGGTGGTCGACTGCGCAATCTGCACCAGCCCCGGGGTGGTGCAGGACCAATCAACCAGCACGCCGGCACAGGGCTCGGCACTGGCGCCGAGCAGGCGGGTGCGGTATTCCACCGCGCCGCCTTGGCCGACTGGGGCCAGTGCCACCGGTGCCGAAATGGTGGTGGGTACCGGTTCATCGGAATAGATGCTGACGGTGTGGTGTACCTCGGGGCTGAGTTCCTGGCGCACCACAAACCAGACCCCGAGGGCCTGGGAGTAGACCGGCGGAAACGAAGCGCTGAACCCGAGCTTGCGGTGCCAGCCCACGACTTCCCGGTTGACGTGGTCGTACAGGACGGCGCCATCCATGGCCGAAATGAACACCGTGCCGGCGCTTGGGCCGGGGCTGAAACTGGTGCCGATACCGCCGTAGTCCATGGTCGGCAGGGTAGCTTCGGTGGTGCCGCTGCCTGTCTCGCTGTGCAGGCGGCTTTTCAACGCCCCCCACAACACCCGATCCGCCAGGAAACAGGCACCGCTGGCCAACCAAACGGGATCGGCAATTTCAGCCCCTTCGGGGTACAGAGTCACCGGGTGGACCGAGCGCACAGCGGTAGCCACAAAGCCACCGGCTACGCGGGCGATGCCGGTGTTCTGCGTGTCGTGGCAGTAGATGTCGTAGGCGGATAATGAGGGGTTGCGCACCGCTACAAAGCCATCGAGCTGGATCAGCGACCCGCATTGAATGGTGTCCCCCGAGGGCTTGCGGATGAATGTCACCACCGCCATCGCCATCAGCGAATCAAACCACGTCGGCTTGTGAAAGCAGCGCGCATAGTTGCCGTCGATGTCCCGCATCGGGTACGGCCCAGCCAGCAGACGGAGGGCCATTTACGCCACCCTGCCGACGATGCGCAGCTTGACCGTCACCGGGAATTCCACCAGGTCGGTGCCGACCGATTGCGGGGACATGGTCATGGGCGAACCCCCGACCTCGATGCCGGTGATGATCACCTGGAATTTCAGGCTGGTGACGTAGGAGGGGTGCCACTCAATGAAGCCCACGGCCGGATCGGGCGGGTTCATCCAGAACGCCATCAGCGCCTTGAGCATGTCCAGCGGCATCGACAGGCCGGCGCTGGGAATCCAGCGTTCCTCCGGCGCCACGTCGCGCAGGCTGCCCGGCCACAAGGTGTTGGACGACGACGACAGGGTCATCTGCGAGGTCCAGATCGGCGCGATAATCGCGTCCTCGGCCATGTTGGTCCATTCGTGCGGGGCCAGCGTGTAGTCCAGGGCGCCCAGCGTCGGGTGGATCATCCGACCCTTGCCGGTACCAGGCGCAGCCGCCGCAACCACCGACAGGACGATGCTCTCGATCACGGGCGAGGCGTCGAGGATGGTGAAGTTGGTTGTCGCAGTCAGTAGTGGCATGGTCGCCTCACGGAACGTAGTGGACGGAGACAGTCGGGGTGTCGCCTGCCGTGCCGGGGGTGTAGCGAGCCAGCGCCACACCTTGCGCGTCGGTGACTTCGCTGATCAGGGTCAGGGAGCCGGAGCCGGCCAGCGTCCACTGGATCGCCCGGTAGGGCGGGCCAGTGAACACGATCACGCAGCTGCCATCGGTGTGCACCAGGGTGCCGGTGAGGGCGCGCAGGCTCATCGTTTGGCCCTCTCATTGAGGATCTGCTGATCCAGCCAGTCGCCCATGCGCATACGCATCTGCGCCGGGGTGACGTGGACGTTGTAGGTGTCCGTCCCGCCGCCCGAGCGCCCGCCCTGCGAAACCGGCGCCGCCGGCATCGAGCCCGACAGGCTGGCTTGATCGTTCATCACGTAGCTGGAACGGGCGTTGAGCATCCGCCCGTTGTTCACCGAGTGGATGAAGTCAGCCCCCAGCGCGGCGGTGGCCTTGGCGTTCAGGATGGCTTCGCCGTTGGACACGCGCAGCTCTTGGTGCTGGCCGCTCGGGCCGGTCAGGTAGGCCGGGATCGAGTCCGATGTGCCGGTGCCAGGCCCGCTGATGATGCCGCCCCCGGCGAAGCCATACGCGCCCTTGTAGGTGGCTGATCCGCCGCCGGCACCCCCGGCCAAAAGGCTGCCCGCCATGGTGGCGAAGCTGAGCAGGCCGGAGGCCTGCCCAGCGCCAGTTTTGCTGGCCAAGCCGAGCAGCCCGCCGAGGTTGCCGAACACACTGCCAAAGCCTTTGGTGACATCGTCCAGCAGGCCGACAAAGCCCCCACCCAGTTCCTCGAAAAAGCCCTTGCCCTCGGTTTCGACCAAGTTGGCCAGCCCCGGGCCTTCGGCGACTTTCTTCAGCGCCACGCCGGTTTCTGGCGGCAGGCAGCAGCCGTCTTCCTTGGACACGGTGTTGCCGGTCAGCGTGCTGACCACGCTGTCCATGAAGCTCACCGGCTGGGTCGCCTGCGAGGTGGTGTTAGTGGCCTCGCTTGTCTTCGGCGACCCGCCCCAGCCGAAGCGGGCGAGCAACGCAGGGATTGCCCCCTGCTGCTGTTGCCCCGGCCCCTTGTTGCTGCCGAACAGGGTGCCGGTGAGGCTGCCGATCGTCTCGTTGCTGAGCGTCTTGATCAGCGTGCGCATGGTCTCTTTGGAGAGCTGCGAGAACACTTCGTCCAGCGTGCCGCTGAGGCTTTTGCCGTCCACCACGGCATCGGCAAAGGCATCGCCGATGCCTTCGATCGCGGTGACCACATGGTCATTGATGACCTCGCCGAAGTGCTCAAGCGACGATTCCGACTGTTCCAGGCTGCGCTGGATGACGTTCGGATCAAAGGCGCGCTTGAACCCCGACTCCCAGGTGCCGGTGACGCGCTCCAGGGCCAACTCGGTATTGCCCAGCTCGGTGTTGGTGTCGGCCAGCACCCGGTGCAGCTCGTTGACTTCGGCTCGCGCCACCCGCAACGATTCACTGATGTGCTTGTTGTCCTTGTCCTGCAAAGATGCTGCCGTCAGCTCCCCGACCTTGTCCTGCGCAAACTGCAAGGAGCCTTGGGCGCTGTTGCCCTTCTGGATCAGCAGGTCACGGTTGCGCAGCAGGTAGTCGCGGCGCTGCGTGCGGTCGCCCGGCTCCAGCCCCTTGTCTTCCAAGCGCGCATCGTTCAGCAAGTTGCCGGTCGACAGGGCCAGCGCCAGCTGGTCGTCGATTTCGTCCCGGGTCTGACGCTCACGACGGAACACCAGCTCCAGGTAGTCGGCCTGTTGCTTGTAGGGCACCAACAGCTTTTTCCGTTCCTCAACCTCGGCTTCCGACTGGCCGGTCAGCGAGCCTTCCAACGCCTTGCGCCGTTCAAAGATTTCCAGCAGGTCCTTGTTGACCTGGTCGTACTGTTTGATCGTGTCGTCGATCACCGCCTGCGGGGTCAGGTTGGTGGCGTTGTCCAGTACGCCTTTGAGCCGGCGCTGCTCGGCGGTCTTCTGCCCTTGCGCCCGGCCCAGGTCAACCTTGGACGCCTCACGGTCGATCCGCGAGGCTTCCTTGGCTTGCTTCTGTTGCAGCTCGCCGATGCGCGCCTCGGCCTCGATCCGGCGGCGGATAAGGCCCTTGTTTTTCTCCGGGTCCTTGCCCACGTCCAGGTCCAGCTCATCCTGAGCTTCCTTGGCCTTGCGCTGCTCGATGGCGATTTCAGCGTTGGTCAGCTCGACCAGCTTGGCTTTGGCCAGGCCGAACTGTTTGTCGGTACGCGCTTGCTCGTATTCCTCGGCGGCCTTGGTGCGCGCTTGCTCCATGGCCAACTGCTTTTTGGTTTCCTTGGTGGTTTCTTCAACCAGCTGATCCTGCCGACCCTGAACGTCCCGGTACTCTTTGACCTTCGACGCTGCGAACTGGTAGCGCTGGGTGTTGCCCCGCGCCTCATCCTCCGGCACGCCACCGGCACTGATGTCGCTGAACAGCTGCTGAGCGCCGCCGGTCTTCGCGTCCGTGGTCTTTTTCAGGTAGGCCAGGAACTTGGGGTTGTTGAAGGTCTTGGCGATCGTCTCGCCGTACTTCACGCGATCGGCGGTTTCCTGCAAGACCTTGGTGGCTTGGCTGTCGAGGGTTTCCTGGATCTTGCCGACCGACAGGGTCAGCAGGTTCTTCATCAGCCCGCCTTTGAGCTGGTTGGCCGCGTCAAACAGGGTGCCCTGAATTTCCTGTAGGTGGCCGATCGCGGCGCCGTCCAGTTCGTGGAAGCGGGCCAGCAGCTCGATGACGGCTGCGCGCATGTCGGCTTCGGCGGTGCTCTTGTTGTCGCTGAGCGAAATCGCTTTGATCCGCTGAATGAACTGCTCGGATACCTTCTTGGCGTTGGCATCCAGTGGGTTGACTGCGCCGTTCGCCCGCATCTGGTCGGCCAGGGTCTGCGCCGCTTGCTGGAGAATCCCCAGCTGCATGTCCATGGCTTCCTTGCTGGTCCCCGCCAGGATCTGCTGCAACGATTCAGACTGCGCCACGATCTGCTGGTACAGCTGGGCTTCCAGTTCCTGCTCGTTGGCAGGCGCCGCACCATCCATTTTGTCCAGCGTCTTGCGGGCATTGACCAGTTTGGTGTTGAGCTGGTCGGTCATGCCTTTCAGGGTGCCACTGACCGTGTTGCCCAGTTCCTCGATGGTGTACAGGGCGCGGTCGGCTTCGCTTTTGGTCATGCCCTGAATGAGCGCGGCCATTTGCGGGAACTGCGTTTTCAGCACTTCCAGCTGATCGGCGCGCTCACTCGGGGCCAGCTTGGTGTAGCTCTTGACCAGCTCCAGCACCTGCTCGTTGCTCTTGCTCAGGTTGGTGCCGAACACGTTGCTGATCGCCGCGTTCAGGTCATCTGCTGTGCGGCTGGCCGTCAGCAGGGATTCCGCGGTGGAGCCTACGTTCTGGCCGAGTTCCGCCAGTTTGATGTCCCAGGTCTTGGCCGCCTGGTCATATTTCTGGAACAGGTCCTCGGCCTGGTTAATCTCTTGGCCTTGGGCGGTAGCCTGCGCACCCGCTTCATCGGCGCTCTGTTCGCCAGGGAACAGGCGACCGACCGTGTGGCGGTAGGCGAACTGCAGGACCTGCCGCGGCGCACCGCCCAGCAACAGTTCCCCAGCGCCAGGCAGCCCCGACTCACCTTGGGCACGCTTATGCAGGTCGTAGCGATCCAGTGCCTGGATGGCCTTGTCCGCGTAGTTGATCACGTCGGTGAAGAACGCCAGAACCCCTTCACTGCGGTTGTAGGTGAACCCGCTGATGGTCGATTTCAGGCGGGTAAAGCTGGCCTCCAGGCCTTTGATTGTGGTGTCCGCGCCTTCCGCTGCCGCCCGGCCAAAGGTGATCTTGGATTCGTTGGCGGCCAACTCTTCCAGGTTGCTGATCATCGCCTTGATGGCGTTCGCCGAACGAATGTCAAAGGCTCGCGACAGGCCCAGCGCGCCCTCATCGTTGAAGCCCAGGCGTTTCAGTTCGGTGAGCGCCGCTTGCAGCGGGGCACGGCCCTTGCTGAATGCAAAGAAGCGCGCCTTCACCGCCTCGGCGCCCATTTCCTCGCCCATGGCGCGGTAGCGTTCCTGCAACGCCTTGGTCAGCTTCAAGTCCGGGCTGAAAATCTCCAGCATGCCTTGACGCAAACCAGTGGCGGCGGTCGACGCCTTGAGGCCAGCGTTACGCAGGGTGGACACCGCTGCGAGGAACTGTTCGGAGGTCAGGCCAAACGACTTGGCGGTCTGCGCGCCAAGGGAGAGGATGGTTTTCAGATCCTCGCCGGTGAGTTTGGAAATGTTGATCGCCTTGGCCAACTGGTTGGCGATCACGTCATCCGACAGTTCTTTGAACACCGAGCGGGTGGTGGAAATCAGATCCGCCGCGACCTGCAGGTTGGACCCGGTGGCTGCCGCAAAGTCCGCGGTGGCCTTCAACGTGGTGTTCATGTCCTCGACCGACACGCCGGCCTGCGCCAACACCTTGGCGGCTTCGGTCAGTTCCGTGAGCGAGAACTTACTGTTCTTCGCGACATCGAGCACGGTCTGCGACAGCTTGCCCATCTGTGCATCGGTGGAACCGGTGACCGCCTGAATGTCCAGAAAGGCGGTCTGCAGATCAACCACGCCACGGGCCAGCGCGCCCAGTGCCGCGGCAAATCCGTACAGCGCGGCGTAGCCCACGGCGTACTTGAGGAACGAACGCAGGGTGCTTTGCAGCAGGTTGAGGCCCGAGGCCGGGGGTTTAATAGCCTCGTTTAGGACATCCAGATCCCCGGCGAATTTTCGCGCCGCATTGCCTGCCGCCACGGCTTGGGTGCTGCTGACCCCATAGAGGTTGCTGAACTCCTTGCCTTTACCGCGCACCTCGCTAAGCCGCGCCTGCACATACTGCCGGGCGCTTTTCGCGTCTTCCTCATTGAGGTTGACCAGGCCGCCCGGGGCCTTGCTGGCGTCCTGATAGATTTTGCGGCCTTCGGGGTAGACCGCACTGCCGACCGCACTACGGGATGGCCGCGACACCCGCGTTTTGCTGTTCTGCGCCAGGCGTTCTTGTTGGGCATTCAGCTCGGCTACGGAACGGGCGTACTTGTCCACCTCAGCGGAGACTTGCTTGTACGCATCACTGTCACGCCCAGCCTCTTTGGCGGTGGCTTGTTGTTGCAGTTCCAGCTGGCGCAGTTCGTTCTCGGCGAACTTGGTGGCCTTGCGCACATCGCCAAGGGTCGACAGCTGACTGTAATCGCCGTCCGCCCGTTCGAACAGTTGCTTGCCTTTGGCGTTGACGGTGCCTCGGGTTCGCCGCTTGTCTTCCGAGGTCTGAATTTTCTCCTGCAGACGGTCGAGGCTGTTCTGCTCAACCTTGGCAGAGTTCAGTACCTCGATCCGCCCCCTCAGCTTGTCCAGGTAATCCCCGTACTTTTCGGCTTCCCGGCCAGCGCGCTTGGCCTGGTCGCTGCTCGCACCAAAGGCGTTGGCGTAGTTGCGTTGCAGGGTGGCCAGGTCGTTCATTTCGCCCCGGACAAAGGCCTGCGCCTTGCGGGCGGCGCCGATGTCGGTGAACGCATCGACGTTACCGTCCACACCGCCGGCCTGTTGCAGCGCTTTACGGCCTTGGCGTTCAGCACGCCCGCGCAGGGTGCGGTTGAACGAGGCGTTGCTTTCCGCTTTGGCGACGGCGTTGGCTGCGGCTTCATCCTTCTTGCGCAGTTTCTCGACCTGGCGCAGTTCCTCAACACGATCTGTCAGGCGGGCGTAGGCCTGCGATACCGCGTCCAGCTCGCGTGCTGTGCGCTGGGCTTCCTTGGATTCCGCGCCAAACATTTCGCGGGTCAGGCGGTTGATTTGCGTGCGCGCACTCAGCTCTTTTTCGGCAAAGGCGAGGCCGGAGCTGGCGTTTTTCGAAGTCTCGATCGACGCCGTGTCACCCCGCGCCGCTGCGTAGAACGCCTTTTGGCCGGTGGGGTTCTTCTGCTGCGCAACGCGAGCGTTGGTGTCAATTACCTGCTGACGGATCGCCTGGGCATCGCGGGTACGTTTGGTTTGCCGGGCCGCCGCTTCCTGTGCCGCAAGCTGAGTGGCGCGGGTGTCGAGGTCGTTAAAGGCCTGCGCCGACAGGGCCAGCTTGCGCTCAGCACGGCGGGCCTCCGGGGAGTCGGTCCCGAACTTGTCTTGTTGCAGGCGCACCGCCCGCTCGCTGGCAGTCAGCGCCGAGGCGGCAAAGGCGCGGCCCTGCTTGGCACTGGCCGAAGTTTCCACCGCGCCGGCATTGCCGCGAGCGGCGGTGAGGAATGCCTTGCGACCTTCCGGCGACTGGATCGCCTTGGTCCGGCGCGCACGCTCCAGCGTTTCAGTCGTGCGGGCGCGGGATTCTTCCAGGCGCTGGTTGCGTACCGCGTCGGTCTGCGCCTGGCGCACGGCGGCGCTGTTGGCCTTGAAACTCTTGGTGACGTTGTCGATCAGGGGCGCAATGTTGCGCGAGGTGGCCCCCAGGCTGGCCATGATCTTTTCCAGCCCGGTGAGGTGCCGGAACATCGGGATCTGTTCAGCGTTGCCGGCGTTGCGCAGGGTGTTGGCCAGCTTGCCCAGTTGGTCCTGGAAAGTCTTGAGTCGGCCGAACGCTTCGGGCAACCGTGCCTGCTGGCCACGGGTCAGCCGGTCGGGCGTGGTGGCCGCCCGGTCCAACAGCGTCTTGTCTTTCTTGACCTGGGTGAGCAGCTTACCGAGTTCTTTGGCCTGCTTCTTGGCAGGGTCGAGGTTGAACGCGGCGCCGAGTTCTGTGAGGGACTTTTTGGCTTTGGCCAGATCCTCACCTTCCAGTGTGATACCAGCCCGGATCAGCGTCTTGATGATTGCGTCTTCGCCGGCCATATCTTAGAACCCCAGTTTTTTCATAATTTCGATCATGGAATCCACCGACTTCTTGTCGGTCATGTCGATGTCGTGGACCGATTCGTTCTGGCTGGTCAGCTTCCCGCCCGCGCCGAGTAGGCAGGCTTCAAAGCGGGTGCGCAGGTCTTGCCAAACGTGCGCGGTTTTCACCTCGATCATGGCCTTGACCAGGTCCATGTCGACTTCGCAGTACAGTGTCTGAGCCCGCAGCGGGTCGTAGTCGGCCAGCCACACGCAGAGCTGGTCGGTTTTCAGGGAGTTCAACCAGGTGGTGTAGGCCGAGCCGTAGCCGTTGCCCTTGGGGCCGATCTGCGCAGGGGCGGCGGGGGTCTGGTTGTCTTCCAGCAGGCGTTTCGCCAGTGCCTCCAGGTTGGGGCAGGGCATCTTTGCTTGTTCGGCGGCCAGCTCGATGGCCAGCCCGAGGGCCAAGTCGGGTTGATGCTCGATGACTTCGCCCAAAATCTCTTTGAACAACAGGGTGATCTTTGGCTTGCTTTGACGGAACAACGACATCGCACACCTCCGATCGCTGATGGAAAAAGGCCGGGCAGCGCCCGGCCCCTGTTGCGTTCCCGGACTTAGCTACCGCCGAGGGCGAGGAAGCCAGTTGGGTGGGTCGGGATGATGTTGGCCAGGTGCGCCAGGTTGGCCCCGACGCCGTACTCAGCCGATGCCGGCTGCAGGCATTTCAGGGTCATGGTGGTGCTGGCGAAGTCCGAAGCGTTGGTCGCGTACTCCAGGTTGCCCGAGATAGAGGCCTTCCAGAAGTTCCACACCAGCGGACGGCCCGAGCTGTTTTCCTTCTGAACGATGGCCGCAGCCATGTAGTTCGTTTGGGAAACCGCACCGATCGCCACTTGCTTGGCGACAAACACCGGGTCACCTACCGCCAGGTCGAACAGCAGCGGGGTGGAGGCGTCCAGGGTCAGGGTGTTGGTGGACACCGAAGCCACGCGCAGGATCTGCACGGTTTCCGGGGTGTTGACCTTGTACGACACGATCAGGTCGCTGCCCGAAATGCCGGTACCTGCCACCAGGGTCAGCGAGGTGGCCGCAGCCGAAGCGGCGGTACCCACAGTGCTGGCCACGTCCGCGACAGCGGTGGTCACACCATCACCGATCGCGATTTTCAGGTTGCGGCGCGAGTATTCGCGCAGCACGGTGGACACTTCGGCGGTTTGACGCACCACCGCGGAGTCCATCAATTGCTTCGGAAAACCGCCTTCCAGGTCGACGGATTCTTGGCCGATGGTGACCGAGCAGCTGTCAACCAAGCCCACGGAGTGGGTCTGGAGCAGCTTCATGGCCGAGGTCATCGGGCCGACGCGCAATTCGGCGGTCCCGATCTGAAACTTGTTAGTGACTGGCGAGCCCAAAGACATGGCGTTATCTCCTGCGAAGTAGTTTGATCATCTGTTCCTGCATTGCCTTGCCCAGCCTGTTGGCCAGTGGTCGCATCAGAGGCCGGCGACCTTCGTTCAAGAACGCGCGGTAAACACCGTCCCGCTTGTTCGTTCTCCCCAAAGGTTCCAGCACTACCCCGCGCCTTCCCGCAGCGGCCCCCGCGATCAGCGCCCTACGAAGCGCTTGATCAAGGAAAGCCGGAGACAGTTTTTTGAACACAAGGGGGTGATCCACTTGGAAATCCCCATTGCTGAGTTGTCGAATGATTGGCTTGGATTTGCTCATCCGCGCCTTGCCCGGCGCCCATGCCGCGAAGGCGGCGTGCAAGGTGCCGGTGTCAAGCCAGAACACCGTGGGGCCGATGCTGCGCCCCAGCCCGGCGTAGCCACGCTGTGCACGTTTGTGCTTGCTCTCGCGCCAGGGCTTGCTCAGGGCCTTCCAGTCCACCGCGACTTGCATGCGCCGGCCGCCAGGCAGGTACGGGTTGCTCACCAGAAATTGGCTGCGCGGCTGGGTGTTGCCCGGAATGCCTTCGTTCAACAGTTTTTGGGTCGCGTCGACCGCCGCCTGGTAGAAGTTGGTGCCGATCACTTCCAGGAAATGCTGCTTGCCCACGGCGCGGGTTTCCACGGCCTTCTGCACACCCTTGTGTTTCAGGACCAGGGCGCGCAGCGCCTTTTCGTTGAACTCAAAGCTGACGCTGGTGTTGTTAGCCAAAGTTCACCGCCTTGCCCCGGATCACCGCGAAGCGGATACCGGATTGGCGATCGAACATCTGCGGCGAAATCTCGTTGGAAATCACCCGCACGAAGCCCTTGCTGACGTTGTCTGCCGGCGAGCTGGTGGCCAGGATGTAGTTGAACAGCTGGAATTCCTGGTCCGCCCGGAACACGTCACGGATCTGTGACACCAGGTCGATCAGCGCGTAGTTGCTCGGGTCGGCCACGGTGCGGGCCCCCACCGAGAACTCAATCTCGTACAGCGGCGCCCGCGGGTCAGGGGTGAACGACCCGAACTGCCAGAGCAGCGCTGGGCCTTGACCCTTGAACGCCGCGTCGGTTTGCAGCATGTCGTCGACCTCGGCCCACAACAGGCCGGGGTACTGCGCCTGCAGAGCGGCGCACTTGTCCGAGACCAGCTTGTCGATGGTGCCTTTCACAATCAGGGGAAAGTCGTTAGCCACGGCGTTGGACCCTCGCGGCTGGGATTTCCAACGATTGGAAAACCTCGGTGATGTCGAGCACTTCGTTGGTGTCCAACCGACGCACATACATGTCGGTGGTGGCCACGACGTTGCGCGGGAAATACACGGTGTAAATGGTGAAGTCGGTCAGCGGGAACTCGCGGGAATCCACCGCCGAGTAGCGCGACATGTTGACCCAGGTGTCAAACAACACCTCTTCGGCGCCGGTCTTGCGCTTGGCCCCGGACTGCAAGGTTTCGACGACTTCACGGCACACGCGCACATGGAACGGCGCCTGGTGCAGGGCGAAGGTCGTGCCGTACACTGCGGCGCCTTCGATGTCCTGGTTCAGGCTTTCCAGCATGTATGCAGTCGGACTGTTGCCGAGGCGGATCACCGCGTAGGGCGCGGGCAGGGCTTGGTCACCGGCCAGGGTCAGGATGCGTTTGCGCTGGCCAAAGTCGCGCTCAGTGATAAACCGGTCGTAGACCTGCAAGCGCCCGCGCAGGCCGGTGTCGTCCCAAACGCTGGTCGCAGCGTTCCACCCCATTAACGGGGTGTGGGCGAAGCGGCCGAGGGCGCGGGCGAGGTCGGCCATTACTGGATCACCTCGGTCACAGGGTCGGCGCCAGGTGTCGCCACGTTGACGTAGTTGGTGTACGGCGCCACGGTTTGCGCACCGTCGACCGCACCCTGCAACTCGTTTTTGTACTTGGCCACCTTCTGTGCCGCCAGTTCCGCCACCGTGCTCAGGTCGACCTTAAAACGGTCGAGTTGGGCCTTGCCGTCCGTGACGATCTGCGGCACGGCCAGCGGGCGGTTGGCGAACTCCAGCGCCACGAACCACTGGGCATAGAGCTTGATCCGGTCGGCGATCGCCTTGGCAGCGGTAGTCGGGCTGACGACGGTGCCGGCGGCGTACAGGGTGGCGTGGGTCGGCAGCCAGCCGTCGAGGTCGAGGCTCAATTCCAGCGCGACCTGAGAATCCACCATGTAGCGATCCGGGCAGTCATCCTGATCAACGCCCAGGCAGCCGCGCACCGCTTCGGTGGTGGTGTACGTCCCGAGCGCAGTCATTACAGTTCGCCAATCAATTTGGCGGCCATCTGAGTCGCGAGCCAGCTGCCTTCCGAAGGCGCAGCGTCAACGCGAACCACAGTCACCGGGCTGTAGTGGATGTTTGTCACAGGGTCGGTGTACCCGAACGGGGTCATCGACTTGAGGAATTTTGGCCAGTCGCTTTTGGCTACTGGTGCAGGTGCAGGTGCAGGGGCCGGTGCTTCGGCTGCGGCAGGTGCTGCGATGGGTGCTTCGTCTTTGACTTTAGGACGTGTCATGTCTCTGCTCCGTGTGGGTTGAGGGGTCTTGCGACCCCCCGATTCCAAGCCCATCCTTTATAACCAAACCTTACAGTGTGAGTGTCATCACCTTGAAGGCATCGGTATAAAGGCTGTGGGTGATTTCGCCATAGTCCACACGGAACGCCGTGGCGCGACGGAGCACGAACTGCTCGATCGCGCTGTACTGGGCGCTGATGTTGATCACGCGGCGCAGGGCGAAGCGGGTATCGAGGCCAACAAAAGTGTTGGTCGCGATCACGCCGTCATCGACGATCAAGATCCGTGGATCTGGACCGGTCAGGTTGTCGACGGTGATGCCCTGGTTGAACGCCTCGGCTTCCTTGATGAACACGGTGTCGCGAGTCGGCTTGCCGGTACGCGCTTCGATGGCCATCGCGGTGTCCAGATCGCAAATACCGCCCAAGGTCATCATCTGGCGACGATTCTTGTGCATGTACTTGACCCACGCCTTGTGGGTCATCTGGCCTGCGGCAGTGATGCCGGCAGGATCGAGCGAGTCAGCGGTGAAGCTGGTCTTGGCGGTCTCACCACGGTCCACGTCGCCGGCAACGATCGCCGCGATGTCACCTTCAACCATGCGCACACGCTCTTGGCGGGCTTGTGCGGTCATGGCCAGGTTGACCAGATCCAAGGTGGAAGCCTGAGCAGCCTGGTCGGAAATCAGCAGGCCGATCGACTTGGTTGGGATGCTGTTCGAACGATCCGAGGTGGTGATGCTCAGCATCACGTCCGGTTCAGCGAGCTGCGCGATCGGAGACGACGCAGTGCCTTGCGGGCGGGTGATGTTGATGATCGGCTGATCGAACTTCGGCCCAGTCACCGTCTGAGTCTGAGCGATGAAACTTGCCCAGGTGCCCAGCAGGTCGCCGTAGTCGTCGCGCAGCTTCGACTCGATGGCGCGCATCAGGATTTCCGGGTACAGCATGCGGCCGGCCACGGTGTGACGGTCGGAACCGTCACCACGGGTGATCGAGCCGAGCTGAATGCCGGTTTCCAGCATTTCCTTCATGCTCGGTGGACGCATGCCCATCCGGTGGTCAGTGCTGGTGAGCATGCCGGAGTGCAGCATGGCCTGTTGCAATACGTCGCCGTATTTCACCAGGTCGGTGCTTTCGCCGTACAGCTGGTTCAGGTGCTGGGACAGGGACAAGCCCTTGGCCGACGCTTCCGCGTACATCTGGACGTGGAACGGCACCTCGATCAGGTTCCCTTCCGCGTTGCGCACCTTGAGGTTGGTCTGCATATCACTCATTTCAAATTCCCCCAAAACTATGTGGTTGGGCGCTTACACGCGCTCAAGCAGAACCAGATCACCAGCCACCCCGGTGCCCGAAATGATGCGGACTACCTGCCAGTGGTAAGGGCTGTCCATCGGAATGGTCGCCTCATCCGGGGCAGGTGTTGCATCGACCTGAACCACCACGGTTGGACGTGGGGCTACCTGTGGGTAGCCAGCAGTGCCCAGCGCGGTTTGGGTGTAGGCAACGACAAAGCCGTTCAGCGTGACGGTCTCACCGGTGCCGACTTGCGCGATCTTGCGACCGCGGCGCTGGACCGAACCGAAGCTGAAGCCGGCGTTGACGGTGCTCGGCTCGATCGCGGCGACAAAGCCCTCGATCGCGTCGTTGTCCGCGCACAGCACATAGTTCTGAGCCGTGCCGCGTTTCACCGCTTTGCCGATGTCGTTGTTACCGAAGGGTGCGGACGAACTGGCACCCAAGGCCGCCGAAGTGGTGTCCTTGAGTGCGTCGGTAACGCTTTCCCCGTATGCGAAAGTAGTCATGAATCAATCCCCCAAAGAATGTTGTGTTAGAGCTTCACGCAGTCCGCATTCGGGACGTAGGCCTGGGTCTTCTTCTCGCCCAAGTCGCTATCGCCCGGAACCTCGGCTTGCGCGCCGATCTTCATCCGCGAGTTGAAATCGGAGAGCGTGCGGTGGTACGTGCCGATCAGGGTTTCCGCGCTCATACCGGTGAAGCTGGTAGGGCTACGGCTCAACGGCAGTTCCATGCGGTTGATGGCGTCACCACAGATTTTCATCAGGGTGGCCATGCTGGCCGAGCGTTCCGATTCACTGGCTTGCAGGCGCTTGACCTCACCACGGGCGTCGGCCAAGTCGCTCGAAAGCGAAATGATCTTGTCCAGGGTCTGGTCGGACATCTGCTCAGCTTTTGCGGCCGGGGCCGGGGCTGGTGCGGCTTCTGGTTCAACCTTCGGATCTGTCACGACCGGGTCAGCAGCAGCGGCAAGCGCAGCGGCTTCGGCAGCTTCACGTTCTTCCTTGGTTGGTTCTTTGATTTCTTCGGAAAGCTTCGGGTCAGCCAAGGCCAGTTTCTCAGCCATCCCCGAAGCGACGGCCGCTTGGCCCGCGTCAGTCAATTTGCGCTTCATATGGTCCACACCTAAGTAGGTTGATGGGGTGAGTACAGAGACCTGTGGCTGTCGATCACCCACTGCTTTCATCACGGCGGAAACCGCCTTGTCGAAGGTAGTGATTTGGTCTACTAGCCCCACTGCCACAGCGTCATCGCCCATAAAGACGCGACCCTCGGCGGCGGTTTCGATCAGTGCCGGTACGGCGATGCCACGGTGCGTGGAGACGTGCGAGAGGAAGAGGTCGTAGAACTTCCCCATGCGCGCCTCGATGTCGGCCCGTGCCTTGTCGTCCAGCTTTTCGTAAGGCGAACCCAGTGCTTTGAATTCACCCTGGCGAAGCATCGTTACGTCGATCCCTTGCTCTTTGAGCATCCGGGCGTAACTGAAATGTGCGCTCACAACGCCGATGGACCCGTCCATGGCCATCGCGGAGCTGAAAACTTTGCGGCCGATGCAGCCGATCCAGTAACCGGCGGACAGCATCTTGGTGCCGGTGTACGTGTAAACAGGGATCACGTTCTTATCGAACTCGGTCAGGAAGTCCGACAGTTCGCCGATGCCCTCGGCGCTGCCGCCGCTGGTGTCGATGTCGAGCAGCAGGCCGCGGCAGCCGGACTCAGCGGCGACGATCGCGGCGTTGCGCACTTCCTGGTACGAGCACAGACCGACGTAGCGGTTGTAGTAAGTTTCCTTGCTGACCATGCTGCCGCTGATGCTGAGCACCGCGATGTCGCCGTGGCGGGCGAGCATGTAGCTGTATTCCGGGAACCCGTCGAAGGCTTCGTCTTCGCCGTCGTCGTCGCCGGCATACAACTTGGGGTCAAGCGCGGCCAGTTGCGTCAGGGCATTGCGGGCGGACAGCATGCTGTCGTCGTCGCCATACCAGATGTCGCCGAGTTGCAGGCTCTGGCCGCGAGGTGTCTTGCTGCGTTTGGCGGTCATTGGCTCGCGCCTCCGGCTTTTTTCGGTTCATTCGATTGCAGGGCGCGACCCTGCGGGTCGGCGTTCGGGCTGGCGTCGTTGGCATTGATGCCGCCGCTGCCTCGGCGGAAGCCAGTGCCGGCGAGCGGCGGGGCGCCCGGGGCGCGTGGGCCAGTGCCGAGGTCCCAGGCCGCTTCGTCGTCGGTCAAAAAGCCTTCGGACAACAGTTCGAGGGTCCGCGCCTGGCGCATGGTCTTGAACGCTTCCAGCTCCAGGTCCGGGCGCAGGTTGATCGGGTCGAAACGGAATTTGATGTACACGTCGGCGCCGTACAGGCGGGCGGCCAGCGTGAGGATGCGCGACAGGTTGGTTTCGACCGGACGGCGGGCGGCGTTGGCGATCTTGAGGAACACCAGGCTTTCGGTGTTGCTCAACGATTGCGAGCCCTGCATGCGCAGGCCGAGCATCGACGGGTTGGACTTGAGCGAGGTGGCCAGCAGGCCGGAGA